ATGAACGCTCTTGTCCAAAGCTATGAAGCTGAAATCGAGGAAGTTCTCGCTTACCACGGCGGAGATGTGCACGCGGCCATTGAGGCGCTTTTGAAAGACCGCGACTTTCTCGTTCGCGAAGTCGAGCTCTCGCGTCTCGCCGTCACGCATGGCCAGCCTGTCGATCTATTTAAGAGGGCCGCATGATGAAAACGTTCCAAGTAGCCCTTCCTGAGACATACGCCTTGAAGTTTGCCCGTCGCGAGGTTCACCGCGATGCTGATCGGCTGGGCGCCAGGTTACCTCATCGCATGGCCCGCAAGTATGGGATTGATTTCTGCGTATTCAGTTTCCCTACTGAAAAGTGCATGAGCGCTTTCATGCGTCGGCATGGCGGCAAGCCTTTTGGCGATGGCATTTGGCAGAAGACAGTCGTTAGTTGAGTGCGGCAAAGCACAGGAAATCCACAGACAATTCACCGGCTTTCCACAGCTGAAAAATTGCGATTGACTCTCAATTCAGATGAGAACATTTTAGGAACATCAGCGAGCGGCGTTGATAAAATCCAGACACGTTAGGTGGCGTGTGTGTCTGCTTCACTTGGAGCAGGACAATGAATGCGGTTGCGCAGGAAAATGAATACGAAGACGAAATTGAAATGGTTCTCGCCTACCACAAAGGCGATGCGCGGGCTGCGATCGAGACGCTTCTGAAGGATCGGAATTTTCTCGTCAAAGAGATCGAATATGCCAGTCTGGCTATGTCGATGGGCTTTGCGCGAGGCTGGAAGCCGACGGTGTTCGTGAAATGAGCGGCAGATCCCGTGGCGAGCCTCCGAAGACGCTGATCAATAAGGAATACCCGTTCCAGGTGGTTTTGTATCTCACCGATGAACTTCGCAGAAGGCTTCTGGAAGTGATCGCAGATGAACATCGGCTGGGCGCCCACCGCTTGCACGGCCGTCAGTATCATGAAGGCCATCATTTCTCGATTGTGAAATTCCTGACCGAGGAAGGCCAGCAGGAGTTCATCCGGCTGAATGGCGGCGTACCTTATGACCCAACGGACAAGAAATCCAAGCCGTGGGAGACGTACTTTGATCGATGAAACCGCGTCCACCATACTTGACCGAAATGCCGGTATCGGCCCGGATCATGGATCTATTCAAATGGTACGAGCTATACGGGTTTTGTTGCCGCTGCGGGCACATCGGATCAGTCGATAGAGAGATGCTCCTACGCAAATACGGAACTCATACCTACTTCGTCGATCTACATGGACGCCTGAGATGCAAGGCATGCACAGCAAAGGGCGATGCGCAGTTTGGAATTACGAAGATGCCGAGGTGAGAATGGCCGAATACAAGAACGACAACGCGCACGTCGCCAAGGTCGGAAAGCTGTTTGAGCACTGGTGTGACGCCAAAGGCTGCAAGGAATGGGGAACCTTTGGCTATAAATTGTCGAACGGTCAGCTTTGGCTTTGCCGCGCCCATAAGCAGGAAGGCGAAGACGCTCTGGCTGGCAAAAAGAAATAGGCGCGCTATTCTCTTCGCAACGAGGAGGAGCGCATGTGCAATCTATACAATATTACCACGACACATGAGGCCATGCGCCGCCTGTTCAAGAAATTCTCGGACCTGACGAATCGCGTCGATCCGCAGATGGATATCTTTCCCGATTATCCAGCCCCGGTTTTGCGAAACATCAAAGGTGATGAGCCAGAACTGGCATTGCTCCGCTGGGGCATGCCTACACCGCCGATGTATGTGAAGGGCGAAGCGGATAGCGGAGTAACAAATATCCGCAACCTCACCTCGCCACACTGGCGGCGATGGCAAGGTGTCGAAAGCCGTTGCGTTGTGCCGGCCACCTCATTCTCCGAATACGGGCAGGAACCGGACCCGAAGACCAAGCGCAAGCCGCTTCACTGGTTCGCGCTAAACGATGAAAAGCCACTCTTTGCATTTGCTGGCATCTGGACCAGTTGGAAAGGTGTGCGGAAAAAAAAGGAAGGGCCGGTCGAGGTCGATATCTTCGGGTTTCTCACGACCGAACCGAATGCCGTGGTGAAACCGATCCATCCAAAAGCAATGCCAGTCATTCTCCGCACCACGGAGGAAATCGACACCTGGCTACGTGCTCCATGGGATGAAGCCAAGGAAATGCAAAAGCCCCTGCCGGATGCTGATCTGATCGATCTCACACCAAGCAATGACAATAAGGAAGAGCAGGCAAGTTTGTTTTAAACCGGTCATTTAGTGCAGGCCCAGAATGCATTCACAGCTCCGCCTGAGTGGTCTGCGTCACGCTGGAAGTTTTTTAGAAACTTTCTCTGCCTTTAGGCATTAACCATTATCACACGAATGATTGCCGCAACGGCTTTACTTTGGTCCAGCACTCGAGGGAGGCTGACTATGCCGTTTTTCAATGAAGCGAGCCGTATATATACGCTCGATGAAGTCAATTTCATGCGGCGCTGCTATTCAGACGCAGCGGCTGCACTGGAAGAACGTGATCTGGAATACGCTGCCGTCGATCTGTCCAGCACAATCGTCATGCTCTATGAGAGCGGCCTTCGCGACCTCGGCTACATCACCGAACTGGCTGCCCGGTTGGCTCATCAAAAATATCAATTCCGCCATCCGCACGACAGTTTCCCGGCTGCCAATTCGAATATGGAAGCAGCCAACAAAGACTAGATTACGGCGGGAACAAATCTGCTTCGACGGCGTTTCACGCAATGCATCGATACCACCTTGCGTCAGCGTAATTCTGTCACCACTAGAAACGTCGCGGACGCAGCCCTGCCTGGATCGTCCCTAAGGCAGGGCATTTTTCCAATTATTCGCTGGGTCCGTACGAAGCTCAGCGAATAGAGCGCTGGCAAGGACATGCACCTCATTTGCCAAGCGCGGCCCCGACGCCTGCCGAAAGCGTCGGGGCTTTACTTTTTGTCTCGTCTGAATAAAATTCTGAGCGCAGGCATATGACACCTTCCATTAGCCCCGTGCGATCATGCTGCGGGGCTTTTTTTGCAGTTTCATCCCTGCTAGAAACGGGTTTACTGAACCTGGTACGATGTGTTTTTATCTCCTCAAAGGAGGGTAAAAAATGACATCCGCAAATTTAAGCAAATCGCTGCGAACAGCATCATCGACCGCGCTGGCTGGCATGTCGGTTGCCTTACCAGCAGCCATACTCCTTACAATCGCCGTGCAACGAGCGCCATTCTTCTGAGCGCTCGCTGTTTAAACCAATGCGTGAAGTCGGGACTTTACTTTTCCTCTCGTCTGATTAAAATTTCAAATGCCGATGAGACATGACTTCCACCCCGCGCGATTCCGCTGCGGGGTTCTTTTTTAAGCCGCCCGCCTCTCCTCCAAAGCTTTAAGCCTCTCCGCGAAGTATATGATCTTGTTCAGATCATACATTCGGCTGGCCGCGTCTTTCTCTCCAAACCGATAGCAAGCCTTAAAGATGTTGCCGAGCGCGAAGGACATGCCTTTGTGCTCGATAAGGTCGTTCAGTTCGGTCGCTTGTGGCGGTAGCTCGTAGTAGCTCGTGCTGCCGCCGTCGGAGGTCACGTGCGCTGTGGCTGCGCGTAGGCCCAGGTCGGTTAAGTGAACCGGCTTTGGCATGGGCTGCTTGCCAGAACCCAGTTCACCTCGAGCAATCTCACGGTCGATTCGTGCGTCTGGAACCATTAGACTTCTTCCCCCACCTTCCGCTTCGGCTCTTCAAACTTCTCAGTCACCGGGCCGCCTGCAAGCAGTCCCCGTACCGATGCCAGCTTATCCCGAACAAGCGGGCGAAACCGACGCGCCGCAAACGGCGGATTGTCGTAACCGAACTGAGGGCAAACTCCTCGATCGACGCCTTTCAGCCGAACGCCGATGAAACTGCCCTGCGTGTAGTGTTCGAACGGGCCAATCCAGGCGATCTCGTAAATCTCGCCTTCCTTGATCTCGATGAACTGCTCGAAGCCGACCTTGGCATCGATGCAGATGACTTTATCGCCAACGTTGAAGTGGATCATGCGGCTTCTCCTGCGAGGATGGCCTTGCGAACCGAGAACGCGCCCAACGCGCACTGCGGCAGGTTATGACCCCGGAAGCCCTGCCCTTCCTTTTCAGCAACATCCGCGCAACGCTGACGCTCAGCGAGGATGGCTGCGTTCACACGCTCTTCAATATGCTGTTCGAGGCTCATTGCCGCGATATCATCGTCAATCACGCCGCATCCCTCCATGCCTCTAACCTCCGGTACTCAACCGGCACGCCATAGCTACGCGCCCTCGCCGTTCCTTCCGCCATGCCTCGGCTTATCCCGAAATTCTCATAGACCACGCATTTCTCCGCTACCCGATACCATTCAAGGCCAGCCTCAATGCCGAGCTCCCGTTCATCGGGCCGCAAATCGTCCAGCACTTGTGTGTGCAGCAAGTGGCTCGCAATCGGAGCTTCGCCTCGCCGTAGGCTGTCTAGAAGGCAAGCCCGGGCATATTCGGTATTGCGCGCCACGTCGCCGCTATATGGGCTTTCGATGATGACGAGCGGCTTGCGGCTGTGGTTATAAGGTTTTGGCAGGATACTTATAACTGCATCGTCACCCCGATACGCCTTCGCTGCTTCCTGCTGGGCAGGAGACAGCGTGGACAGGAAACCTGTCATTTCCCGGCCCGATTGCTTGGCAACTGGCCATAGATGGGAGGCGGGAATGTCGCCTATGTAAAGCTCACCCGCCCTTATCGTCACTCTGGTAACTGGCGCCGACGGCCGCCCTTCAACAGCCGCTCGCGCGGCGCGGTCTTCTGCTTCTTCAAGCATGGTTTCTCCTCATGTTAGTGGTGAAAGCGCCGCTTGGTCGGCGGCGCGGTGGTTAGGCTGCAGCCTGCTTAGGCTGGTTATCATTCGCGGCAACCGGCATGCGCGCAGCGCCTTGAACCATTTCAGGTCGGAGCGTCAGGCGCGAAACTTCGCCGTATAGCTTCGAGTACGTGATGACTTTCGCCGATCTGCCGGACAACCACCCTCCGCCAGCAGCATATGCGTCAGGGGCCGCAAGCGTTTCGTGGCGCTCGACATACATCAGGCCAGACTTGCGCCCTTCGTCCGAATGCAAATGGCCGATGTGCGCATAGGCATATTTGCTCCGGCCGTACATTTCTCGAAACATGCCAGCCAGCGTCGCATCGACGTTATTGACGCCTCGCTTGTGGCCATGATGCGCGAATATCGCCGTCCTACCCCACTCGTAAGCGTAATAAAGGCTGGGCGAGTTATCGACGGTGATGCGAGGTTCATTCTCGTACATCGCTGCAAGCATTTCTCGAAGCCATGCCGAGGAGGCCGGGTCGTGGTTGCCTTGCGCCATAATGATGTGCACGTGCTGATGTTTTTGCAGCAGCATGTCGATGACACGTCGAACAGTTCGGATGATGACGCGAATGATCTTCTGTAGGCGAGAATCCGAATCCAGCACGTGCTTGCTGGCAGGCGTGACCGTTTCCATGCTGTCATAGTGAGCAAGGTCGCCGAGCTGCGCCAGCACGGCGGTATGCGCGTCAGGCGCAAGATCAATCGCGGCAGCGAACCAGTCCGCAACAAGCTGCTCTGCAATCTCGATATCGTAATCAGCGCCGGTTTCTTCGCGCCATGCCAGCATCCCGAAATGGGCATCCGTCAAGCAGAAGAAATTGAGAAGGTCGGCATTCGTGCCGCGCGGAGCCGGCATGATGCTGACACGCGGCAGGTTTTCAGACAGCGCGGACACCACGGCATCGAACGCCGCCCTTTGTGCGCTGGCGTCAGCCCGCTCCATAATATGCGTGGTCAGCACCCGACCTTCGGCATTTACGAGCGTCGTCTTGCCTTTGACGGCAAGGCCAGCCGTCGGCTCATAAACCGGGCCAGCCTCTTTCGTCTGGCGCATATAAGTGCCGTTCGGCGTCTCGGTCAGGCTTTTGATCGCATAGCCGGGCAACGTCGGCGACGGGCCCAACAGCCCCAGCTCAGCTGCCCGCTTGATGCTCTCGTGGAATGCCGACTTCTTAATGCCGAGCGCAGCGGCAGCCTTAATCAGCGTGCCGTGCTCGCGGTAAGCCTCGGCGCGCCGCAGGAGTTCTTCGTGTGAAAGGCGCGCACCCGCGCCCTGTCTGTCATGGGACATACAGTCTCCTCGTGTTTGGTTTGGTAGCCGTGGTGAGCGGCGCAAAAGGAAGGATGGAATGTCTCGATAAATGTGGTGTTAATGGAGGGATACTTTTTCCAGTATAGTGAGAGCGACGCAGTCTCAGGGGGTAAGATCAGCATGTCTAAAGCAACGATCGGAATCTGTGCGTTTTGCCAGCAGGAGAAGAAGCTATCGAGATCTCATGCAATCCCCAACAGCTATTTCCGCTCCGCCAAAAGTAATGGGCAGGCAATCAAATATAAAACCGACGGCTCTCAAAATAGCGTTACACAAGCTAGCGGCGACTACCCTATGTTATGTGCGGAATGCGAAAGTCATTTTAATGTTTCGTACGACATACCTATACAGAGGATTATTGAAGAACTAAAAACAAAGCAGGTTTTGAGCACTACAGATGCGAGAATTTTTTCAAGAGCGATACTTTCAATCGCTTGGCGCTCCAGTAAAAATGAGACTGAATTCTATCAGAATTTTACATTATCGCGACATGACGAAGATCGAATAAAGACAATTTTTTCAGATAGTTCACACAAGATATTATCACAATACGCAGTGCGAGTAAGTAAACTATTTGATCATATCCATGGTGACAACGTTAATCTATCTAAAATTGTGATGTCACCGCGAATACTCAACAACAAGAACGGTGTAAACCTCACGTTTATGTTTGGAGGGTGTTTCATCGAGATATTAACGCCACGACCTCCTCGCCCCATAGCCATTAGTGAATATTACCTCAGGGCAGGTCGGGGTAAGAATACAATTAGAACGATTAGTGTTTACTCTGTACCACACTACGGAGAGAACATTTTAAGAATGCTGAAGAAAGACCGCGATGATCACGTTACGCCAGCATTCAGAAGATTTACATCAGCGCCATAAGTTGCTGCTTATGTCCTCCCCCTCGTCGTCCTCGTCGCCATGATGTTATCAATCCGCTCGGTGAGACCATCGATACGATGCGCCACGCTTTCGATAGCCCGCATGATCTGGGAAGTCTGTTCCTGCATGCCTGCCTTCGTGGCGAATGTTTCGGCTGCGCGCAGCTTGTAGTCTGAAAGCTCCTGCCGCGTCAGGCTGGCGAGAGCGGTTGCAGCATCGGCTTTCGCCGCGTTGCGGGCCTCGGCTTTTGCGATTTGGCTTTCCACGTACTTCCAAAGCCCGAACAGAAAGCCCATCAGCATTACGATAAAGCCAACGACGGCCATGATTTCAGCGCCGGTCATCCAATAATCCCCCTTGCTGCCACACCCAGCCAAAGGCAGGCCAGCCACAGTTGCTCCCTCACGGTCGCACCCCGCACAGCTTTTCCAGTTTAGTGTTCTCCGCGAGGATCTGGCGCCTTGTGCCGTCGGTCAGGCTGTCCTCAATGCTCGGGCGGACAGGCCGCGCTACGTCGCAGTAGCTACCGGCTGTCACGCATCCACCGAGACAGAGCAGCGTCAACATCATCGCCGCCAAGCTTGCTGGTTTCATCTTCGATCTTCCTTGCTTTATTGGCGGCTTTCAACCGGTCGGCGGTTGCGCTTGTGGCGTTGTCCGCCCTTCCCTTGAGGTAAGCACCCGCCAGAATCGCAAGGGCCGCAGCGATTGCCACGGCCCAGCTAGCAAGGCGCGCTTTTATTGTTGCCAGCCAGGTCATGTCGCAATCCCTGTCAACATAATGGAAGCACTGCCGTCGCGTTCGCGGCGGATCAGATAGCCATCGCGTGTCTCAGTAATTCCCTGAGCGAAGGTCAGCTTGGCGTCGCGCCATTCCTGCTTCTTGCCGACGTATTGAACGACCGCAGTTTCAGCGTCGGCGTCATACTCGATCACCACCGTCATCTTGCTCACGCCGCCACCCTCTTCAGTTCGAGCCGGCCGCTCTTCCAAAGCCAGAACCCCGCACCTGCTGCGACCAGCAGGAGCGCTACGGTTGCAAATGCCCAAGGGTTGGAAACCGCGCCGATAAGGCCGGTCACAAGCGTGCCGCCGGTGCCTGCAACAATCGTCTGTACGGTCTTGTCCTGCAGCAACGGCACATCGTCTGGCTTGGCGTCTTCGGCGACGGCAGGCTTCATCTCACGGGCTGCCACAAGGCTATCGAGGAAGTTGCGGTAATAGCCGGCGATGAGGCTGGCCTTATCGCTGCCGTTGACGATGGCACGGGCGCCCACTGCGTCTTCTTTGCCAGCGCCGAAGTAGTCGGCCAGCCTCTTGCCCGTGAACTTGCCGTTGATCATCCCGTCAAACAGGATGCGGACAGCCGTGCCGTCCTCCAGCGCGGCGTCGGGGTTATCGCCAAGGCCGTATTTCTTGTAATTGTCGCGTCCGGTGATCATCGCCAAACCGCGACCGCGGTATAGCCAGCCATCGTCGGCGCCGGTATTTCCTATGCGCCCGCCGTAGACCTTGTTAGCCAAGGCCTGCGGATTGCGCACATAAGGTTGGGCGGCAGCAACCGAGGCGAACCTTTTTGGCCAGACCTGCCGGATGCGTGCGGCATTGGTGTAGGTGAGATTTTCTTCGATAGGCTGCATTTTGCCGCCGGTCTCGTGGAATGCCGTTGCGAGCACGTAAGCCGTCTGCTCGTCTGGCAGGCCTCGGCGTTCGGCTTCGGCCAGAATTGCCGACGTGCCGTCGACCTGCGCCTGCGAAAGACGGCCGCCAAAAGGCGCGCGCCTCGCATACGCGAAGAACGTTGTTTTGTTCATGGAGATGCCCTGAAATGTAACGATAAGAGGTTCTTGAAACCGCCGACGCGATCACTAAATCGAAGCCGTCATTCCAACACACTTCGTTCGATCAAATGGAGGTTTCGATGAGCGACCGTTTGTTTGACAGTCCAATTTTTGTGAAGGACGGAAAATTTCTGATAAGGGAGATTGCAGGCCCAATTGACGCAATCGATTTTCTTTATGAATGGCCGAAGGATGATCGTGACATCATCTATGAAGTGGCATGGAGCGCCTGTTGTGACGCTCACAGCGGGCAGAAACCGCTAATCGTGGCGCAAAACGCCTTTGAAGGCTTCGCTCGAAAACGCGACATTCTCGAAAAACCAGAGACTGCTATGCCGTGGATGACTTCCCATAACAATGGCGGCGGACGCGTTCAGGCATGAGGTAGGACCATGCACTGGTACTTTCTAATTGAGGGCACGATCCTCGTTGCGCTGCTCTGGGTCATATCAATGCTTTTCTGGGACACCAGACGAAAACAATGAACATAGACCCCGGCTCGTTCCGGGGTTTTTCTTGAGGATTTTGCCATCGGTGGGTTGCCCGACGAACGAGCTAGGGCCATTAGCGCCTGATATTCCCCAAGACAAAGGTAATTCGCCAAATGTTAGTAAGATGGTCCGGTTTCGGAATGGTTTCGGTTTTCGTTCTGATCGCAGGGATGCTCGGAGCGACTATCCTATTGAGACCGTATTTCATGCAGAGCATGGCGATTCATCCAGCGGCATATGTCGCGAACGGTATCGGCCTCATTGCAGGCGCGATTGCGAATCTACTGCTAGTTGCTGTCTTCAAGAAGGTTTCAGCTGACACGTATCACAGCTTTATGGGTATCAGCATGATTGGATGGTCTGTGATCGGCGCCGTCGGTGGATATGCTCTCGCAGCTTACGGCTGGACGCTGTGAATGCCGAGTCTCAACGATTGCATCTTTTCAAGTTTGTGAGATGATCGAATGGCGCTGTTGGAGCCCCCGCTTCATTCCAGCGTAACCTCGGCAGCACCCCCGCCGAGGTTTTTTGTCAAAGAGAAAGCCGCCTCAGTGGGCGGCAGATTAATGTGTCCTTGCTATTCGTTCCGTATTACGAGAATACCGTAAGAACTTCTATTCTTAAGAAAGAATTCGGATGTCAGTTGGGGGATCGCATCGGATTAATGGCCTTGATGGTTTACGAACAGTCGCGGTGATGACTGTGTTCGCCCATCATACCGGTCTTGTGCCGATGCATGGTGGATTTATCGGCGTTGATATATTCTTCGTACTAAGTGGCTTCTTAATCACGTCCATACTGGTCAAAGAGCGTGATACGTCCCGCACGATATCGTTGATAAGATTTTATTTTCGACGATCCGCACGGCTTCTACCAGCGTTATTATTCATGTTGCTCGGCGTAACAGTTTACATCGCATTGTTTCGTCCTCCCATCGATATGAAGTGGGAGGTGCTCCCCTCTCTGCTGTACGTAATGAACTGGATCAGAGCATTTCGGATTTATGATGCGCCATTGACCGGTCACACATGGTCTCTAGCGATTGAAGAACAGTTTTATATTGTTTGGCCCATAATAATCCTGATGATCTGGCGATTTCAGATGATTCGACCACTTTATGCGGTCGTTTTCATAACAGTTGTTCTTATTAGCTGGCGGGCGCTTCTTATTTGGAATGGCGCTTCCTCGGCGCGAGTTTACACCGGGCTAGATACTCATGCTGATGGTCTACTGATTGGAGCGGCGTTAGCGCTAACGGATAGATCGACAGCACATAAGATAGGCAAAGCGTTATGGGCTCCGGCTGCCATCTACCTTACTTACATTCTATTCTCTAAACCCGGATCTGCGTTTGCTTCTCACGGAATCGGCTTCACGTTCACCGCCCTAGCTGCTGCTGTTATCATCGCAAAAATCGTTACCGCTCAGGGCTCTTTTCTAACGCGCATCTTGGAAATATCGCCAATACGATGGTTGGGGCGCATCTCTTACGGTTTTTATCTCTGGCATTATCCAGTCATCAAAGTTTTGCTTTATAGTGGGTATCCAGCGTTTGGTTATTTCTTCGGAACGTCTTTATTTCCAAAGACACTAATGTTTATGGCATGTTTCCTTGCATCTCTCCTACTGACAGCCATCTCATGGTACATCATAGAACAACCCATCCTGAGAAAAGCTCACTCAGTTAAATTTCCTCTAAAAGCTGCCACTGCTTAAGTGCGTGGTGGTTCTACATCTTTTGACTTTTTTGTTGAGAGGTGGCTCGGGAAATCTGCACAGCTAGGATAAGTGGAATTTCTGCCTGAGTTCGGCTTAGATGCCGGGAACAGGAGATACCCATGACGAGACGACCACGCCGCAACCACAGCCCGGCTTTCAAGGCAAAAGTGGCGCTCGCCGCGATCCGAGGAGAGCAGACTCTGGTGGAACTGTCCCAGCAGTTCGACGTGCATGCCAATCAGATCAAGCAGTGGAAAGACCAACTCCTTGAGGGAGCTACGGGCGTTTTCGGTGATGAAGCGAAGGCGGAACCGGCGGGGCCGACCGTCGATGTGAAAACGCTTCACGCTAAGATCGGCGAACTGACGTTGGAGAACGATTTTTTGTCCGTTGCGCTCGGCAAGGCAGGATTGCTGGGCGGAAAGAAATGATCGACCGCGAGCATAAGCTGTCCGTTGTGTGTCAGGCGAAGCTTCTCGGCCTTAGCCGTGGCAGCGTCTACTATTCGCCGCGCCCAGTGTCCGACATCGATCTGGCTCTAATGCGCCGGATCGACGAATTGCACCTCGAATATCCGTTCGCGGGAAGTCGAATGTTACAGGGGCTTTTGAGAGGAGATGGGCTGGAAACCGGGCGACTCCATGTCGCCACGCTGATGAAGAAGATGGGCATCGAGGCGATCTATCGCCGCCCAAACACCTCCAAACCAGCACCAGGACACAAGATTTATCCCTATCTTCTGCGCAAGCTGGCGGTCACCCGGCCCAACCAGGTCTGGGCGATGGACCTGACATATATTCCGATGGCGCGGGGTTTCGTCTATCTCTGCGCCGTTGTGGACTGGTTCAGCCGGAAGGTCCTGTCATGGAGGCTATCGATCACGATGGAAGCAGCCTTCTGTATCGAAGCAGTCGAGGAAGCGCTGGCCCGTTATGGCAGACCCGACATATTCAATACGGACCAGGGATCGCAGTTCACCTCGGTGGACTTCACGACGGTGCTGAAGAAGGCGGAAGTCGCCATCTCAATGGATGGCAAGGGTGCGTGGCGGGACAATGTGTTCGTCGAGCGGCTCTGGCGTTCGATCAAATACGAGGAAGTCTACCTCCATGCCTATAAAACAGTGTCCGAGGCCCGCGCTGGCATCGGCCGCTATCTGACCTTTTACAATAGCCGACGCCCACATTCATCCCTTGACCGGCAGACGCCGGATCAGGCTTACTTCAACGCGCTGGCACCAATGATGGTGGCGGCATAATCGAGGCGGAAATCCACTTAACGAAACGCCCGAAACTGTTCAGATAAACCGAGCCATCTCTGTTGACAGTTCTTCGTCTTCAATGGTGATTAACTTCATAGGAGGGGAAATACCCAGGGCTTCATAGTGTATGGGACGGCCTTTAGTTCCTATTTTTGCATAATCGATAACTGAAATAGCCTTAGACATTTTTCGCATCCTCTGTTTGTTCGTTCACATACTCAGGCTTATCAAATTCGGGAATGAAGCGACCATCGCTGTCGGTATTGGGATCGAGGTCAGACTTAACGAATGGATCGTTGCGCTCTGCGATCACGACCCATGAGACCAGATCGGTGCAGGTTTCGTCCTCGCAGATGATTTCAAGAGACCCGCCGTTGATCGTTCCCGGCTTCAGACGCGCAAAGCCATCCTGATTTTGCAGGCTGGCAACGACCGCATTGGTTGTAAGGGCAGCAAACGTACCGGAAGTCATATTGCTGGCAGCGTCAACATCGACCGTGGCGCGACCATTCACGAGTTGAACCGTTCCGCGATAGATCAGATCATAGCGAGGCGCTTCCACGAAGCCATGGCGAAGGTTCTTGTTGAACGGGTCGAGCGGATGATCGATGAGAAAGGTGCCAGAACCTTTAGCGACGGCACCTGTAACATTTAAACCACCTGTAACTTGAACACGATATGCGCCAATCGTAGAACCACCAATCGTGAGAAAAACTGAATTACTCGCGGCATCGCGAATATTGAGCCCGCCATTCACCGTATTACTAACGTTGGCGTACACATCATATCCAACACTACCACCGGGGGCGCGCATTTCTATTGTCGGCACATCTCGGCGAAATAAGATATTCCCCGACATTTGGCCGCCCGATGTATTAAGCTTGCCATTAAGCGCAGACTGAGTGTCTGTACCGATCGGCAATCCTGCTTTGGGCTGCAACGTCCCGTCACCCTGCACGTACTGAGCGCTCGTGCCAGCGGCGAGAGCAAGTAATGTGCGGCCCAACGTACCGAGGTCAATTGGCGCGACATCGCCGTTTGCATCTGTGACAAGCGATTTATTTGCCGCAAGTGCAACCGCCTTCAACACGCCCGTTGCGTCAGTTTGGAGGATTTGGCGGGCGGCAAGTGTTAGCGCGGCAAACTTCCCCGTATTGTCAGTCTGCAAAATCTGATGCGCGGCCATAGTCAAGGCAGCAATGGACGCGAGATTGCCTTTCGGATCAGAAACAACGGGCTGCAATTCATATTCCCCGGTCGGCCCTCCAACTGGGGCCTTCCCTTCCTCGACGCCGAGTTCAGCAAGATTGATCAAAACACCATTGCCGAGCAGTTCTATGATCGTTGCGGCCTGTGTTGAAACACGCGATCCGTCGCCAAGCTGTCGAGCACGGTACGGGCCGTCGACAATATCGGCACCAGTCCAAGGTTCGGCGAGCGTCAACTGCGTATCGCTATCGACGCTAGCAATAACAGCCGTCAGGTTCTGGATTTGGAGCGTGTCGCCTTCCTTGAACTTCGTCGCTTCGAACAACGTGCCGGTGCCGGTAACTGTCGCTGAGCCATTGGCAAGCGAAATCGTTCCCGACGTGTAGTCGGACAAAGTGGCCATAGTTTTTTCTCCTGAAAAATCAGCTATTGAGCGATGCCAAAAATGTAGTACCGGACACCTTGCATCGGTGCGCCATAGTCTACTTTTCTCCAGCTGCTTCCATCTGCATATGCGTCTGACCACCCGCTATCGGGCTGACAGAAGAAGTCAACAAACGTATCGGAAACGTGCGCGCGCATGGCGATATTTGCCATGCCTCCGCCTGTCCCGACTTCATATCGTAGCAGTGGGGTGGTTACACAGTTTGGGAAAACTATCGAATATTTCAGAAACGGCACGAAGCCGGCATTATTGAAATTCAGCCGATAGGTTTTTGATCCGAAAGTCGAACTGTTCGAAAAGCTTCCAATGGGGATAAACCCTTGAGCAATAATCTGGAACTGCGGGAAGCGACTGTCGAACAGGATATCATTCGGCCGGCTGGCTGGATCGCTAGTACCCGGTTTCTTGATCTGAACAAAATCCTGCACCCCATCGTTGCCACGGAACATCACTTGATTGCCACCCGTTGACGTTCCGAAATCATCGACGTTGAAAACTACGTAACGGATATCGATGACGTCTTTATGAGAGTTATGGAAGGTAACGGCGTTGTTTGATATTTCGTAGCTGACAACAAACTTCCCGGCTTCTGTCGTATCGGATAGCAGCCCTGGGACGCACCATGTCTGCCCAGAAACTCGAAACATCACATCGGCAACAGCGCGTTGCGAGAGGATTACACCGGCGGGTGCCGGTATAGTGACAGAGCCATTCACTGGAATGGAATTGCGCACGCCATTCATGACGCACAGCGCCGGGGAACGGTTACGGCTACTTATGATCGTACCAAACTCATTGGTGGTATTCACATCAAAGCCGGGACGCGCCAGAATGAATTCGCTGCTATTTGCTCGAAAACCTTCTAAGCCCGCGACGTAGCCATATGACCGCATCGGGCTATTATCTGCTGGCAAGTCCCAAACGTTAGGAAAGAACGCATTAGGATCACGATTATCCTTGTAGACGTTCTTTCTTTCCCAAACAAACCATTCACCGATGCCGACACGACCGCTGTCAGTGTTAGAAATCTGACCTGTATAAACAGTCGACATCGTCGTTTCGTTAGAAATATACCCCGTGCACCTTCCCATGATCGTATAGAATTGTTGTGCATCAACAATTCTATGACCGCCATCGGCTACATAGACCTTATTGTAGAAGCTTCCGCACTCAACACGGTTATTCAAAAGATTAACCATTCTGAATTCAGACAGCGGAACATACCCTATACTCGGATAGGCACTTGCGATTTTGTAGTATGTAGTGACGTTATAAAACGTCGATGCCTCACCATATCGGCCAGTAATAACCGTGTTGCCCAGATTATTCGAAATACTGAATGAAGTTGCTAGCGCGGAGATTTCGGCAGCTCGATAATAAAAGGCGTTCGTTGTAAAGACATAAGACAGGTTTTGTGTCTCCGAATTGAAGAAGTACCTGTCGTATGCCGTGTTTGCCAGCGTCAGCGGATCGTCCGTGTCATATTTCAGGCACTTCAGAACCGGGCCGACGCCCGGTTTGTAGCCAATGAATGTCTGGGTCATGTGAATATCCGCCAATCTGCGAAGTTGTCATACCCGCGCATGATCATCTTGTTATTGTTGGACTGAAGCACGTCGAAATACAGGGTGCCCAGACGGGCGTTTTGAATGTAGACCTGTCCGTTCTGTACAACGAACGGATAGGTGAAGCTGCCATTGTTATTGGGATCGGCAATAGCGAACTGGTTGGACACAACGATAAACTGGCTGCCCGTCGGGGTGACATTGATAAACCAGCCTGCCTGTTTCCAAGTGTCGCCGGTGTTGATGCGAGCGTAAGCCGATATTCTGGCCGATGTTCCACCGCCGCCAACCGTCGATGTCATGCGCCAACCGGAGTTTGCCACCGTGCCATCGACAGAAGCATTTACGTCTGTGATTGCATCCGCGACGGCTGTGTACTGGCCTTCAACATTATCCACTCGCGTAGACAGAAGCGTCACCACACTGGCATCCGCCTTGTCGTCAAGCTCGGCGTTCAACTGTGTCAGTTGCTGCACGATGGCGCTATTCGGCCCCGTCGCGACATAGATGTCTTCGGACCACGAAGCCTTTGCCTTGCCGTAGGTGCTGGCAAGTTCGCGGCGCAGCGACCGGCTATCTGCATAACCGGCAAGCATGCCGTCGGCAGTTTTGGTTGCGTTCTCCTGTGCCTGACGAAGCGCTTCACGCCGGTCATCGGTCATCCAGTTGATGAGACCCTTAACGTCACCGTCAAGACGCTCGTAATCAACCGGGCTATCATCGCCCGCCGCTTTAAGTGTCGTGAACGGCGTTTCGGTCGACCAAGCGACCGAACGGCCATTGTCAACGCGCAAGCGGGTCCGGACAAACCAGTCAGTCAGCGAGGTCAGGCCTTCAACTATTGGGACGTTGATCACGTCCCAAGTCACGAACTTGGTAAACACCTGCGACGGGTCATTCGCTGGCCAATATTCGATATCGACGCCGACCACCGAGATATCATCAATCGGATCCCAGATCAGCCGCACACCGGGTAACTCGCCTTGCCCATCTGCAACGACAACAATGGGAATGGCGAAGAAATTCTGCACCTCGGCCAAATATTGCGGCGGCGGAATAACGATGATGTTCGGCGGATTGGTTTCGTATGCCGTCGGGTCGAAGACGCCGTTGCTGATCTGCTGCAGCGCAATGGAGATATCGCGAGCGCCATCGGTATTGATCCCGCCAAGCTGGCGCGTCAGAACCTGATACGTGCGGTCGCCATACTTGGCGCTATTCCAGCGAACCCACCGGCCTTCCTTGATCGTGTCAAGGAATTTCGGATGGACGACAATCTCTGCCGATGCCTGATAACGCGCGCCACGGATCGCGATGTCTGCCAGCCTGTCCACCTGCCGCACGTCAGTGACGGCTGCATATGGAATGGCGCTAGCAAGCGTTTCGCGGTCTTCAGCCAATGCGCCGGCATCGATGCGGGTTGCCGCGTCCTTCGTTTCATAGAAGTCATCCGGCGAAACGTAAGAGGCCGCAACCGTGTTGATTAGCTCGGTGCGCTTGCGTTTCGCGCTAAAACGAAGTGGTGCGCCCCGTTTGATGTCGGCGTCGGTGATGGTTGCAACGATGGCTTGTGGAGCACCTGCAATCGGGAATTCGCCGTCGACACGCTCCACCCAAGAACCGCACACGGCTTCGAGGATCGGCGTCAGATTAGCGTCGTGGTTGGCGCCGGGGCCGTCCTTGGCAATCGCATGAGCACGATAACGCTTCGAACCGTCCGACATGATTTCGTCGCAGATGTTCGCAGCCTGGGTATATTCCGCCAATGGCAGGCGGCTTGCGCGGACGGCCTTGCCGACCATTCGCTGCGTGCCGTTGAAGAACCCGCGCTCCAGGTTGTAAATCTGCACAACTGGGTTATCGGAATATTCCCAGGTGCTCTGGTCATCCCATCGATGCGCGCCCGCACCGCCCATCGTGGTGTCTTTGCGCCAGTCATAGAGCGGCGCGCCGACGACTTCGAACAGCAGCTTTGCAGGCGAGGTCAGGCCATCGCCATTCTTGCGAAGCTCGGAAAACACGATGGCATAGGCAACGCCTGCGCCGCGATGGTTCGCAGTCCAGCGACCTGCAGGACGGGCATTATTGATCAGCGTCGGCTCTGCCTGCTGATCCATCGTGCCATAGAAGAACTTGACGCGGACGTTATCGTGATCGTCACCGCTCGTGCCTTCGTTCGGCACAAGCCAATAGCCGTCAGCGTCTTGCGCAATAAGCGAACGCCATTCGCCATTGTAGCGAACACGCGGAACAGCCGTAATGCGGAAGCTCGACAGAACAAACACGTCCTGTATCAGACGCCCGCCACTGCCATAGCTGTTACGATAGATGTGGTGACCTTCAGTCGCGCAGGTACCGAGAATGACCGAACGCGGGATATTGGCGCCGTACTGGGTTTCCAGTTCGGAGGCGCGGCTTTGCGTCTTTGGAGGAAACAGCGCATTGACGGCATATTTGAGTGCAATGCCGAAGGCTGTCTGCGCGATTCCGGCAAGGATCGGGCTCGCTGCCGCCCATGCGGCCACGCTCGACACGATTCCGCCGATAGCGGTGAAGATAGGCGCTAAAAATGGCATGCGGCGGCCTCTTGCGGGCGCAACAAAAAAGGTCCGCTGCTGGCGGACCTTCAAAGGTGCAAATTGTAGTGGTGGTTAGCTGCCGACCTTGTAGGCCTGCTCGATTTCGGTCACCGGAAAGAATGCAAGCCCTTGCGGCTGTTTCACCGCAAAACCGGAGCCACAGATGAACCCGGCGACGTATTCGTCATTGATGCGGATAACGCCCACATCACCCCGACGGGCTGAGAGGCGATTGACCGGCTCAAGCTGGAGGTAATTCTCAAACACGTCCTTGACGTTCTCGCAGCCATTGGCGCGCATCTTACGAGCTGCACCGGCTTCGGTTTTGTATTTGCCTCGGAACTCCGCAAGCGGGTCTTCGCCGGTAACGGACTTGATTGCATCAGCTGCCGTCATCAGGCAGTCTGAAACACCCCATTCCGGGATGATCGAGACATGCGCCGTCGCAAGGTCTTCCAGCGCCCGATCCCAGCCGGAAACCCTAGCCGAATTTGATTTTGAAGAATTCATTCTTGGTCCTTGCTGCGTGCTCGAAAAGCATGTCGCCCGGTGAAACTAGCTGCTGGTCTTCGTGCGAGGCATAGCGATAGCCTTCGCGGAAATTGTCGACAGCGCCGGTCTCGATATGGCCTTCCAGCCAGACACTGTCGCCCTCCTCGCGGTGGTCGATAGTATCGACATAGCCGTACCAGGTCGGCTCAGCATGAAGGAAAGCGTTCGTGTCCGGGTCGAAATAGAAGTCATAGAACGTAACAGGGCGGTTCTTGTAATCTTCCTGCTCAATCAGCTTCAGCTTGTCTGGGGTCAGGCCGAAGTCCGCTGCTGCAGGAAGGCGCATTGTCACCGGCTGCGCTGCTGTACCGAGTGCATACATCGGCTCGTCGATATCGATCAGCGTATTGCCGTGATAGGTCAGACCGCCATAATCTTGGCTGCCCTTCCCTGAGAAGAAGCCATAAGTGCCGGTGCCGAACTCGAACTTCACGGCAGAGGCGATCTTGCCCCTGCCCTCATTGAGCAGTTGCTGTAGACGTGCTGGGAAAGCCATTAGTTACCGCCAAATCATCGAAAGGGTGGATTCAACCGCGCCAGCCTGATATCTGGCCGCCATGATTAGAAGCGTTTGCATGTTGATTGTCGGTTTTGGAGCACTCGTTCAGGGGGTGCTCCGCCTTGGAAAACCAGCCCAAGCAGTAGAAAAAACGGGCTGGTTGTATCAGCAATTCGGAGACCAAGGCGTTGCAATCGGCATGATCGCCATCGGCGCCGTCGCGTTGGTCATCGGGGCCATCATGTTCAACAACACCTGGGTTCGCGCTATTCGGGCACGGCGCCAACGGTAGAGCGTCTCGACTTCCGATTGCGACTCGGCTTTGATGCTCGCGTTAACAACGGGAGGCGTGAATGAGTGACTTTGAAATCCGCTATAATGCTGGTGAACTTGCGCATTTTGCACTGCATCAACAAATCATGAAGGAATTGGCACTTCTGAAAGGTGAGCAGGCCGAAAGCTGGCTAGAAAAATTTACTAGTTCTGCCAATCAAAATGCTGCAAATGTTCGACTTGAAGACGGGGCACAACAGAATGCAGCCATCACAGAAACTGCACAATCCATCATTTCTGCATTGTCTCAGGCCGTCGCCCATCAGCTAAAGTAGCTACGTGGAGTCCAAGGATTCCGTCTTCAAAATGAAGCGGCGGGATCATTCCCGCCTTTTCTTTCTTTTCCATCTTCTCTTCCTTCATTTAGGCACCTCAATGAGCTGGAACGACGCATCGGGAAACTTGCCTTCGCCGATTTCCCACGTCTTCGGCATCAGCCGCATATTCATTACTGGGTTCTTGAACTTCACCGTCGCTCCGACAGTGATGTAAGACGGTAGAAACGGCTCAATCTTCACCTGCACGCTCGTGCTTGCGGCTGTGGCATTTGCGACGATGCGAGCGATGAAGTTGTAGTCGCCAGTTGTGAAGCCAACCAAGTCACCGTTCATCAGTTTAAGACCGACTGCCACGCCGTTAAGCGTGAGCGTGTTGCCGTTGATCGCGCCCAAAGTTGCAGTACCGGTAATCGCCGAGTTGTTTGCGTCACCCCAATAGGCTTGAGGGATGCAAACATGCTTAGGCGTGTAGTGTACCGTTACCTGACCGCCCCGGCACCGATCAATGAATGCCTCGAGCAAATTGCGCTTGGCATTCGTCAAGTCGGTGATTTTTGCGGTCCATGTCCAGAACGGATCGCCGTTTTCGATCGCGGATATCGCCCGATCCCCGTACTGAGACATGGAAACCGGGCGATTCAGGACCGGGAAAGTCGGCTGATATCGAAGGCCAGTCGGAAGTAGTTCGGCCATTACTTTGCCAGTCCTCTTGAGTTCACCTGTCGAAGATCGCGCGCTGTTCGAACGGCACCTGACTTATCGTAGGAAGCCAGTCCTTGCTTTACGTTGCGTTGTGATATGCGTTCGACTTCGGCCTGCCAGTTGCCGTCGCGATCCACGAATACACGAACGTCGGCAATGCCGGATTGCGCTTGCTGCGTCACAGCAGATGACCGCAGGATCGGCATGGATGGCGCGCGCAAAGGCGAGCCGCCGTCCTTCAGTCCGATAACACGCCCGCTATTGATGGCTTCCAGCAAAGCACGGTTGCGCTTTGTGGCTGCCGCGTTCACGACGAATTCCTCGTCGCTCAACATCGCCGGGATTTTGTCGCCACGTGGACCGCCAGGACCGCGAACGATACCACCGCCAGCGCGCTTTACCGGTCCACCGTTTTTACGGAAGATGCCACCCAGAGCGCCGAATAAATTGAAGCCGCCCTTGTCGGTATCGAAGATGTTAGCCAGCCCGATATCGATTAGCTTTTGTGCGATGCGGCCAAGAGCGTTTGCGAAGATCTCAGCCGACTTTGCGCCGTTTAGGAAGTCATCAGCGATCCCGCCGACCAGGTCCTTTTGGAACGCCGCCATTTCCTCGGCGCTTTCCTTGACCCTGTTTTGCGCCTCAGCGAGTTTCGCCGCCTCAGAACTGGCATATGCCCACTGATCGGCAGTCTGCTTGATCTGCGCCCGCAGTTCTGGCGTAAGCGCCACGCCCGCCTTTTGCGCCGCGTTGAGCAATTCTTGCTCCGTGCGCGCCTTTTCCATGGCATAGCCATAGTCATTTATAAGCGGGTTGATCTGGCGCTGTGCTTCCGTTTCCGCAATAAGGGCCGATGTGCGATCGGTCACACGTTGTAGGCTGTCATCAAACCGTTCGGCAGGCGTTTTCTTTGATCGCCCCTTCTTCTTGTCGTCTGGTGTCGTGGCAATGCCACCGCCGTAGCCCGACGGCGTAGAGGCGAGGATCTTTTCAGCTTGAGCCTTTTGCTTCTCTAACTCATAGACTGCTTTTCCGGCATTTTGCGCCGTTTGTTTAGCCGCCGCAGCGAACGATTCTATCGGCTGGAATTCCAACCCCATGCTGCGCAAGGCCTGACTTTTCGCTAGCCAACCATCGAATGCTGTATCGGCAGCCGTCGCGGCTGATTTCGCCGCTTCAAGCTGTAAACTGATCTGCTTGACCAGTTCAGTCTGATACTGGCGCGATGCTGAGGCGGCGCCTTCGAGCGCTGCTTTGTTGGCCTCGATAGCATCACTGAAGGATTTTGCCGCCCGATCACCCGACGACATATTGTTATAAAGCAGGTAGACAGCGCCTGCCGCAGCACCGGCTAAGAGGCCGATGGGGCCAAGCGATGCACTAAAAGCTGCTACAACACTTGTTCCGGTGCGTAGTGCGGTCAGGAATGAGCCCAGTGCTACCACTGCCTGACCAAGTCCGACGACAACGCCAGCAATTGCCCGCCCCGTGAACGCGGTAATCAGCACTGTCGCAAAGGCTGCGACGACGTCGGCTATTTCTTTGAAGTTGTCGGCAACATACTGCAGCGCCTGTACCAGCTGCCGACTTGCGCCCGCCGACTTATCGGCATTGCCGATATAAGCGGTAAACTCGTTATTAATCTGCGTGAAGGCGTCAGCAATCGTCGCATTGGTGGCCTTGAACTGAACCTCAATCCCCTTTTGTGCATTCAGGATAGCCTTGAACACGCGATCGGAGGTCAGCTTCCCATCAGCACCAAGCTGCTTCAAGCCTGCGATCGTGGTCTTAAACTCGTCAGCAATTGCCTTTGCAATAACCGGAGCGTTTTCACGCAGGGATCGCAGTTCGTCACCTTGCAGCACGCCCGATCCGAGCGCCTGACCAAGCTGTAGAATGCCAGCTGCTTGTTCCTGAGCTGATGCACCACCGGCCTTGAAAGCCTTCGAGACAAGCGAAGTCGCCAGCGCAATCTCGTCTTCCGACTTGGCTACGGCGGAGGCCGATCTGATCAGCCGAGCATATAGGTCAGTATAGGCTTCAAGACTTGTCCGAGCTTCGTTCGCGCCGTCCTTCAACTCATTCAGCGAACGCGCGCCAACACCAGCAGCCGTCGCAGATGAACGAATGAGGTTTCCAGCCTGCGTCCAAGCATCCGCATACTGCATCAACTCGCGCGTACCCAATGCGGCAGTAATGCCGGTCAAAGGTGCTGCGAGGTCTCGCATCGTACCTTTGCCGATGTTGCCAAGCGCCGCGTTGATACGCTGTACGCTGACATCTGCGGACTTCTCCATCTGGCGCATCTGCCGCGTGAACTGCCCGCGCTGACGATTAATGGCGTTTTCCAAGCGCTTGAAATCGGCTGAAAATTGAACGACAAGGGATTCAAGGTTAGTGGCCATGGAATATCCGATGCGGTGGGGAATTATTTTGGTGAGCGGTCTGCTCGCAGTGACGGGCGCACAAGCGCAGGACCACGATGCGGAGTTCACCGCAGCGGTAGAAAAGTGCTGGAACCAGCCCTATACAGAGGAACCAACTCTGAAGTTGGTTTGGAATGTCGAAATCGATGGCCGAGGCGAGTTGGTAGATATAACCGCCGAAACGCCGAAGCCCGCGGGTGCTTATGGGCGGACAGTAGTGGAAAGCCTCAAACGCGCACTAATGCGATGCACGCCGTACAAATTTCCCGCAGGCTCTTACAAGTTGACAGTCGACGAGAACACCAAAGGCGGTAAGTCGCTCGATCCTTATAAATAGAGCCTTAGATACGATTTCGGCTGCCGTATCATCTTGCATTTTAACCGCCCAATTGATTACAAAAGACCAAAGTTTGGGGGTGGGCAATGAAATCAAAAATAGCTTTTGTCGCTTTCGCGGCTCTCTTGGTAGGTGGGTGTCAGTATAAGGCTGAACCAGTAAGCGTTGCTGCCTATAACGTTTATTCATCCTACGATGGTAAACTGCCCGGCAAATATCTGCTATATGTCGAAAGCGCTAAACTTGATAAGCCTATTAAGCCATCAGATTATAATTGTGCGGCGCATACCTTTCCACTCGCACTTTCAAACAGCTTCTCCGGTTCAGTGAGAAAGACTTTTCAAAATCTCGTGTCGGAATTGGAAGTGGTTAACCAGCCGGTAGACCGCGACGGCCTTCGCGCACGAGGTGCGAAAGGCATGATTATTGTCCGAGGAGAAGATGTTGACGGTAGATTGCGTCTTGTCCCAGGTCTTTGGACCGCTGGAATGGAAACAAGCGTAGAAATTTCCGCGTCAATCACAGTTGACGGTCCATCTGGACGCTTACTTGGTACCACGGTTTCTGGCAATGGCAACGCCCAGGCTGATGCGGGGTTCGCATGCGAAGGCGGTGCGAAGTCTCTTGCCGAATCTGCAGAAAAAGCAATGAAGGAAACACTTGGACGATTGGGGGAATCGTTGGTGAATTCGGAACGAGTACGCAAGGGGAGCTAATCCCCTACCCCTCGCTCACCCACTCCCAAAGCTCGTCTTTTTCCGCCTGGCTCAAACCGCCATCGTCGGTCGAGTTAGCTTTGACGTAACCGTCAACGGCAGCCATGAACTGCCACATGGACATTCGCCTTACTTCTTGCGGCGTGAAGCCGAGCGCCGCACCGTTGCCGTAGACCGCGGCAAATCTGACTTTTCCGTTGGGGAGACTGTCAAGTTGCTCTCCGCCTGATTTGCCGCCGTTTGCTCCCCCACTGGCTCCTCCGGCACGCCTTGAATACCCGCCTGTAGAATGATGGTGGCGAAGACAATATTCTCGGCAGGCGGGCGCTTTTCGACATAGGTTCGCACGAGTTTAGTGGCCGCCGTGGGCTCCAAGCCTCCACCGATCAATCCCTGCCGGATAACATGGGCGATATCGCCGACGCGGCATTGTTTGGTGAAAAGCCGCTCCAGAATGACCCAAGGGCCGGCGTCGCACGCCTCCTGTAGTGCTTCCAATTCGCCCCAACCGAGGCGGAAGGTATAAGTACCGTCCGCCCAGTCGAGTTCTACTTTCGCATCTCTGCTCATTATGGAGTCGTCGGAGCCGAGACGCGAACCATTTCGCCGTCGGACTGCAGCGAAACGTTATTCGTCGCCCGCTCGCCGTTGTTGGCGCCGATTTCAAGGCTTTCTACATGCATCTTGCCGGTATAGGTGTAGGTCTTGGCCGGGAAAACAATCTCAACCTGCACCGGGACAGAATCGATGCTCTCCCAAGCATCCAGCCACGTTTCAACGGATTCCGAAGCCAAGACACCCTCGCCACTGATGCTCATCGAAAGCGAAGCAGCGTCGCGACCGATCCAGTCGACCTTGTCGGGGTCTTCACAATCGGGAATTGAAACTTCATTGAGGTTTTTCGAAAGTGTGATCGACTTCTGCGTGAAGCCGCACGGCGCAGTGTAAACAATCGGCGATGCGTCATTGCCGATCTTGACGCGGACCTTGCCGCCTTTAATCGTGGTCGCAGCTGTCATGGAGTGATCCAATACGAGAAAGGCCACCCAAAGGGCAGCCATACAGAAAGATTTTCGGGGTGATCGGCGCGGAGGCCCTAGGGCTGCTCGATAATCGCCGTGTAACGGATCGACGCATGATTGATTGCACCGTCCTTGATGTAGTCAGTTCGCCAATATTCGAATGTCACGAGGGCGTTGGCCGTCAAGGTAGGTTCCCACCCTCGTGTTGCGAGACGCACGGCATTCGCGACGTCGCGCATCTGCTTTTTGGCTGGCTCAATCGACCAAACATCCAGTTGGAAAATGATATCGTCAGCGAAAATACAGTCGGCATCTGCCTGTTGAGCGCTCGACGCGCCGATACTGACATAGGGGAAAATTGAGGGCGAAACCTGCCCTTGATCATTCGTTGGCGGGTTATCGTAGCTGCGCTGGCCAATGAGAGAGACAAGCGCAGGAAAGCTCCGCAAGCGCTGAATAATCGCGCCCTGAAGTTCTAAAACCGGGTCCATTTAGCGATCCGCCGCTATCTGTTTGGCTGCCTTGGTGATAGCGCGCGATACTCGCGCCCGAGCGCTACGCCGCTTGGCTCTCCACGAAACGTAGAAAAACGGCTGAGCCTTGGCCCCAGGGTTGAATGTTCCGGGATACATGCCACCGTTCACGTGTGGAGCGCTGCCGAATTCGACCAGATGGGCGTAACGCACCTTGGAATTGCCGGCATAGATGGTGATTGTCAGGTTACCATCGTTAGACTTCACGCTGCCAATGCGCTGGCTGTGTTTTGGAGCTTTACCCCACGTCCACCCGATGCTCTCCATCAGTTCACCATCATCGACGGGAACCAGGTTTTGCATCATGTTGACGATTTCCTGCGCACCTTGCTCCATCGCTGCTCTGACAAGTTTTTCAGCGACTTCCGGGAACTTCTTTAACTTGATCTGCAGGCGGTCCAGACCTTTAATCTTTACCGCCATCAGGTTTCCTCGCCTTCAATCGCCAGCATCTCAATGTACTGCCCACGCTCGTCTGGATTGACGATCGTCTTGATCCCAAACACGCGGTTTGGCTTGTCCCCAGTCTTCCCAGCCCGAGCGTCGTATGCCCGCCAAGACGCCGTCACCTGCCTTGCCGCATTACTGCCGCGGATCGTCAGATTGTACGGCTGCATGGACTGCATTCTCGCCGCCATGATGCTTTCTGCATTGTTGCCGTAACGCGGTTCCAGCCTTCCCGGCATAGTGAACTAGTCGACCCATTCACCGCGTGTTCCACCGAATCCGTCATCCACTTCCTGTCTAACCTGAAACGTCAAACGGCAGTTCAGGCTGCCGGCACCTGCGCGCTTCGCCATGCTTCAGCCTCGTCTTTTGTGGGAGTTGGAAGCCGCTCGGCCTTGCCAGCAGCGACAGCGCAATTAGCGCAAGGAGTGGTCACTAGCCCGACGTACCCTGCCGGATAGCGGATCGTCACCGCAGGCTTTGGGATGAAGTCGTAGGTGGCTGTGAAGTGGAGCCAGGGCATCGAACACCTCGCAAAAATGCAATGAACATTTCTCGCCCTGCGAAGTTAGGAGGCCGATACTGCAAGCCTAACGGAGGAACTCTGATGGATTGGAACCGCGTCGAAGGTAACTGGAAACAGTTCAAGGGAAGCGTGAAAGAACAGTGGGGCAAGCTGACTGACGACGATCTCGATCAGATCAACGGTCGCCGCGAGCAACTGGAAGGCAAGATCCAGGAACGCTACGGATTGGAAAAAGACCGCGTGAGGTCGGATGTGGATGATTGGTACACCCGTCAGGAATGGCCGCCAGAATAACGGCCACAGGAGAAGTGCAGCCTACGGTCTGCATTTCTCTTACTCTTCCACCGGAAGAGTGCGCCACACCCGATATGGAGCAAGTAGCGCACGAACATGACGCGGCAGAACGGCGTTGCCTTCGGCCTTCATGTCAGGTTCGCGGTTCTCGTACAGATCAGCCGCAACCAACAAGATCCCTGCCGTGATGGGCGGGGTTAACTCAATGCCATCAGGCAGGGTAGGCGTCGCGCCGGTTGCCACGACCTCCCGGTCGACATATTCGGTGACAATCGCCTCTGCCGCAGCCAGATAGACTTCCAACTCAGCATCTTCGTCATCATGAAACACACGAAGGTGTTTCTTCAGCAGTCCGAGGTCAACCAGTGCCATCGCCACCACCCTCCGGCGGCGTTTCAGGCTCCGGTTCGGGCTCGGGAGCCGGATTTGGGTCGACGATTCCCGCCCCGATGTAGCTCGCCACCCGGCGCTTTCGTGTCTTCGTGTCGGCCATCGCCAACCTCCGTAAACTTCTCGACGTAACCAAGCGCCAGAAGCGGGCCGGCTTGCCAGTTCGGCAGATCGGCGACCATGCCTTCGTCCAATCGGCCGTAATTGCCGACCAAGGTTTTCAGCGCTTTGATTTTCATGATTTCCTCTTGAATAGGGGCGCCGAAGCGCCCCATCAACGATTAAGGAGTTACAGGCGGATTGACGTCGCCGGTCACGAAGGCCTCTGGACGGTAAACCGCCAGTGCTAGGCGTTCTTCGATACGGATCGTGAACATGTTCTTTTCGAAGTCGTCCACGTTCTCGCTCGACATCAGAACTTCGATGCCCATGCGGTCGAAAATCTGCGCACCGAGATTGAACGCACCGGTCAGGAACTTGCCCGCAGAAAGTGCCTGAGTCTGGACGACCGGCAGATTCCACAGCGATGGACCGATCGGCGACTGGGCATTGCCGACGATATAGTTGCCGCCAAGATCCTTGGTAAGCTCGATCTTGGTCCAATCCGTCGGATGCAGAACGAAACCGCTCGCCGGATACTCGGCCAAAATGACCTGCAGGATTGCCAGTCGGAGGCGGTCGATTGCCGTTTCGTTCTCCGGAGTGAATGCCGGAGCGAAGGCCGATGCCTGCGGGAGAATGCCATGCAGGTTCTGACCGGTACCGTCACCATTCAGAAGCTGTCCTTCTTCAACGAACTTGAGCCCGTACGTGCCGCGAGCATTGATATAACTCGCAAGACCCGGAGCATCATCGAGGATCTGACGGCTTGCCTTGAAGATATGGGCCAGCGTGCGAACAGGCGTGGTTTCCATATCAAAGGTCAGGTCAGACTTCGGCTTCTGTGTGCCTTCAGCGACTGGCGCTGCGCTGTTCGTAAAGCCGGTTTCCTTGACGAACTCGACACTTGCGGCCGAGGTCTGGCCCGGCGCAATAAGGTCGCGGATCGTCAGTTGGCGGTTAGGCGGGGCAATGATGCCTGGCACGCGCTGTCCAGGGACAAGCGAGGTTCCGGCCGAACGACCGGCGCCGACAGTGGTATTGCCGGACGTGATGTCTGCACGTTCCATACCGACACGGATAGAACCGCGCCATGCGCCGGACACGTCGGTCGACTTGAACTTTTCAGACGCCACGACAATATCGCCAACGTCCTGCGGACCCTGTGCAACGTCGTCGCGTTCACGAGCGGCACGCTTTTCCAGTTCGCTAATGCGGGTCGTGGTGTCGCCAAGCTCGGACAGCGCCTTGTCGACCTTGCCGGTCAGCTCCGTCGAAACGGTTCCGTGCTGCTGGAGCTGCGTGGTGAAGTCGGTAGCAAGATTGCCGACCTTTTCCTTGATAGAAGCCAAAGACTGGCCAAGCTCGCCGATCTTCTCGGCAAGAGAAACTTCGGACATATGTCCTCCTGATACTAAATTGTGAAAGTGCGTGTTTCGGCCAAAAGCCGTTCCAGGGCCGCCGAAACAGCGGCGTTTTCCGCATCAGCATCAGGTTCCCCCTGATGTTCCTTGAAGTAGAGCGATGCGGCTCGCTCCGCTTCCGAGTTCGACAAGCCGATCAGTCCCCTGATCCCGTTCTCGAATTCGCGTTTTGTAATTTCTTCGCCGGAGGCCATCTTGTTGGCCAACAATTGCGCAGCTTCTGCCTTTGCGGCGTTGGACGCCTTTACGCGGCGAATGTAATCCGGCTCGGTGTTCGCGCCCAGTCGGGCCAAGGTCTCGTCTAGTGTGGCAATACGGTCTGCCATACCCCGGTCGATCAGCGCCTCGGAGTAAAACACCCTGCCCTGACCAAATCCGTCTTCGACTTTGGATTTCGTGACGCCGCGCCCATCGGCAACGCTCTGCAAAAACCGGCCATAGGAGCGGTTTACGCTGTCCTGAATGTAAGCCAGCGTGTCCTTGCCGAGTGGTTCGGTTTCGTTGCCTTCGACCTTGTGCTTGCCGGCAGAAATGTAGGTGCGTTTGACGCCAGCCTTTTCCAACGCGGCAGAGATATCGTCGTGCGCCGTATAGACACCGATCGACCCTGCACGCCCAGACGGCGTGACGACGATTTCGTCGGCAGACGATGCGATCCAGTAGGCAGCGCTCGCAGCGAGCGAGTTGACCTGCGCTATGATCGGCTTTTCACCGCCGCGCAGTTTGCGAATTTCCGTTGCGAGTTCGTCCGTGCCCGGTACCGAGCCGCCAGGACTATCAATATCAAGAACAACGGCCTTCACATCCTCGTTGGACAACGCCTTATGCAACTGGCGCTTTATGCCGGCATAGGACGTGCCACCACTCATCGCCGAGAACAGGTCCATTCGGTCGGCCAATACGCCATAAACCGGGATCACTGCGACCTTGCCGTCAATTTCAGCGATTTCCTTCGCGCGAGCGTCGGAAACAGCCGCTGCAAACTCAGGTGTGACGAGCTTGTCGCCCGCCACACGTGCCGCAAGAACATCAGCCAAAACGGCCAGTTTTTCGCGCTGAATCGCCCACGGTTCGGCCTCGAAGGCCGTCAAAATGTGTTCGAATTTCATGAAATTCCCTTATCCAGCGCTTGGCTGTGTATCGTCCAGCGGTGGGCCGCCGTTGTGTCCGACCATGGACAGAGGCTGCATGGTGCCGTTGACGATCAGCTCGTTGCCGCCATCCATCTTTGGCTTGTTCTCGTAAGCTCTGGCCTCATTAGGCGTGTAAATGCCGTTCTGGACCATCTTCTGCAGGAACTCTGCCCTCGCCTGACTATCGCCGCGCAGCAGGCCTTCCATATTGAACTTGACGACGGTCGTTTTGCGGGTCTTTGCATCAAGCAAGTCGCGGTAGATTGCCGATTCAATGCTTCTGAGCATGGGCGTGAGGCAGGTCTTGGTGAACTGCAGGATCAATTGTTCGATCCCGCTGCCCCATGTCGTCGTGCCATTCGCGGCATGGCCAATCATGACCGGCGGCACACCGAAAATGCGGCAGATTTGCTCGACGCTGTACTGTCGCGTCTCTAGCATTTGCGCATCTTTTGGATTGATGGTGATCTGCGACGGTTTCAGGCCCGCCTCCAGCACCGCGATCCCGCCTGCCTTATCGGCGCCGGCAAATGCTTGCAACGACTCCGCAATCTGCTTGCGCTGATCGGGCTTCAGAAGCTGATCCGACGACAAGACGACCGAAGCCATCATGCCGTTCTTAAACATACGGCCAGACGTTTTCTCGCCGGCCATGGCGTTGCCGATCACATTGCGCTGTGCGGCGATAGGCGAAAGGCCGCGATCACAGCCAGGCATGACCAGTCCGCGGACATGAAGCATGTCTTCTTCGCGGATTTTTCGAACGCCGCCCTTCTTGCCGTTTTTGTACTGCTCGGTGACTTCGTAGTAGCGGTTGTTCCGGTCATCGCGCTTTACATCGACGCAAAGCGGATTGAACGGGTTCAGCGCTACCAGCCGATCGCCGTTTTTCTTCTTTTCTGCGAAGAAATTGCCATCAAGGCAGAGGCAAAGGGCAGCCATGCCCCAGAAATCAGACGCACTGTCGTCCAAGTTGGGCAAATCATGCAGCAGTTCGTACAGCGGATTCTCGCGGTCGACGTCAACGCCGTCGCCCTTGTAAACATTACAGGGCAAAGTTTTCACGGCATTGGAAATCAGGTTCACACACGCCCAGACAGCATCAAGCTGCATCGCGTGCTCGTAAGTGACCGTCTCGCCGCTAGTGGTCGACATTCCAAAGAATGCGCGCCATGGGCCAGAAAGAAGCCCAAAAGGCTTCCCGACCCAAGTCAAAAGGCCCATGGGCACTCCTACCAGGTTATGGTGATCATGTTGTTGACGAAGTCGTCGATGTCGGCTGGTTCGATCGGTGTATCCATCGCCACACCAACTGCCATTGCCAAAGCGACAGCAGCGTCGATGCGCACCGATGCCTTCGTCTTGACGAACCACCGGTTGTCTTGCGGGTCATGATCGAAGGTTGCGCCCATCAGGGCGGTCATGAGCACCGGACTACGCCGCATACGAATGCGACCGTCGATAATCATGTCTTCGAGCGCCAGAACTGAACCCGGCATCCACAGGCCTTGCGGCGGTGGCAGGCCGGCAGCTTTCGCCGCTTCTACCTTTGCTGGCTCGGGACGCGCCCGAACCTTACCGCCCTGCGGGTGTGCAACATGTTCAATGTCCAACCCGAGCGCTTCGACTTCCTCGCGGAACTTGTCGTAGGCATATCGGTCGTAGGCGATGGCCTTGATATCGAAGGCTTGATCGAGTTGCTGCACCCGCGAAGCCACGAAGTCATATCGAATTCGCTTGCCAGGCGGAGCATTCAACCAACCCTGTTTTACCCAAAGCGCATATGGCGCCTTGTCAGCCTGTTCTCGCGCTTCCAGAGTATCTGCTGGCGTCCAAGCCTCAACCCACGCATCGAACGTCGGCAGATTGACTGTAGATCCGTCCTCGCGGTCCATTTCCTTGAAACCGGTCGGGACAACACAGGCAAGAACAGTCATATCCTTACTGCCGGACAGGTCGACGCCCATGAAAACCGGCTTGTCAGCGTGTTCGACTTCGGGATCGAAATCGTCCATTACGCTTTCGACGGTCTCGCGCGGCATCCATGCCTTGTCGGCATCGGTCCAGCAGCAGAAGTGCAGCCGAAGAATGCCGTTCAGCTTGCCCGGCATCTGCTTTGCCTGAGCAACAACGCCGGCCAGATATTCCTGCGTCAAGATAACGCCCAGAAGCGGGTTAGCCTTCTTCCAGCAGGTTTCGTCCTTGAGCGGATCGTCGCCCTTGTCCAGCGCGCAGACATAGGAAAATGTCGTGTCGTCGATCACCTCGCCGACATAGGTAAAATCGTCATCTGGCGTTTGCGTACCAGCAGCTACCTTGACGGCATGCTCGTGCTCTTCCCAGCAAATGCTGTTTCTGTCGCTGCCCGAGTTCGTAATCATCAGCAGCAGCGGCTGACGACGAAACTTGAAGCCGCGCTCAAGCATTTCCATCGTTGAGCGGTCGGGGTGCTCGTGCACCTCATCACAAAGCGCAAAGTGCGGTCGCGGACCCGAGCCAGACTTGCCGGAATCTTTCGATATGGGGCGAAAAAAAGATTGCGACTTGTGATGCGCGATATTGAACTCGCGCCCGATACCTCCGCTGAACTTCAGTCGTTCGACCAGCGCCGGAGCCGCGCGAACCATTTTCACGGCGTCCTGAAACAGAATCCCAGCCTGTTCTTTCTTGGCGGCCGCAGCATAAATCTGGGCGCCGGCTTCCCTGTCGGCAATCAGACCGTACAAACCGACACCGCCCGCAAACGGCGACTTACCGTTGCCTTTGCCCTCTTCGATGTAGGCGCGACGAAAGCGGCGCGAACCGTCGGCCCGTTTCCAGCCGAAGAGCGACCCAAGCTTGAAAGCCTGCGAGGCATGCAGCTTGAACGGCTTGCCTTCAAACTGGCCTTCGGAAAGCTTGAGTCGCCCTTCAAAGAACCGAAACACGCGGTCGGCTGCATCGTCGTCCCAGTAAAGCCCGCGCTCGTGCCCGTGTTCGAGATCGTCGAAATGGCGGCGGCAGGCATTACAAACGTGAGGGCCGGCAACTTCTCTGCCATCAATGACAGCTTGCGCATAAGCGCTCACACGCTCAAGCGCAGGCATATCAGTCAAGCAGATCATCCTTTTCCTCGCCCTCGTCAGGCGTCGCAACCTTGGACGCGTCAGCAGGCGTCGCACCCATCTGGCCAAGCATCTGGCGAAGCAAATTCATCGCCTGCACGCCTACCTCCTGCCCGGCCATGATGCGTCCCTGAATAGTCGAGGCCATTCCGACCAGTGTTCGATGCGATTCATTCAGCCACGGCAGCTCTTTGGCGAAAAGCTTCCAGGCTGACTTCGCTTTGATCTCAGCGCTGTCCTTCAACCAAACGGGAGGAGCCCCAAGAGGGCCGTTTGCGGCCGGTTCGGCGCGGTTTTTGTACCGACCGGCATTGATTTTGTCGCGACCCTCGACCTTTGCTTTGCCGAGGGGATTTCTCGGCTTTGCCATGGAATGAAATCCTTATGGGGTCATGTTTTGAATTGCAGATGCGTGCGCTGTCGGTCCCCGCCGGTCCGGGAATTGTTGGCTTTTGGACTTTTTGATGCCCCCCCCCCGGGTGGTCAGCTGACCGGCCATCCGTCCGGCCCGAACCGAACGACGTCTTGCCCGAGCTCTTCACGCTGCTTGATGCGATCATGGCACGGTGCGCAAAGGCTTTGGAGATTGTCTGGGTCGAAGAACAATTCTTCGCACCCTTTATGGGGGCGCACATGGTCACACACCGTCGCTGGCGTGACGTCCTCTTGCTGCATGCAGTAGGCGCACAATGGATGTGCGGTCAGTTGCCGCTCGCGTAAGCGCTGCCAGCGTGATGTCTTGTAAAGCTTGCGGTAAGCAGCAGCATCAGTGCTGCGGCGGTCAGGACGCGAGCGTATCAACGATTTTGGCGGCGTTACTTCCAATGCGCCGCGCCTTGGTCATCGTATAAGGCTCAGTCCGGTCATTGACCAGTCCGCCAAGGGTGACGACATCCGCAGCTACAGCTACCGGAGCAGTCACAACATCGGCAGCGATCCGAAAGAGACGATCAAACATTGCAAGCCTCTTATAAGTAACCCGACTGGTGCGCGTGCGCTTAATCCACAATCTATCGCGGCGGCAAAAGGCGTGTCGGGTTTTGTTAATTGGTTGCGGCAGGTGGGATTTGCACCCACGGTCTCCGGTTTATGAGACCGGCGAGATAACTACTTCTCCACTCCGCATAAAATCAGATGGCGGGGAGCCTACCGCAATAGGCTCAACCCGCCGAACCAGCAGCCGGAGGAGAAACGGCGCTGGAATAGTTACGCCCGGCTCACATCGTGGCCGAGCGTCTGTCGCTGGCATCAGCCTGTGCGCACAGAACTTGGAATGGTGTGGAAGATTGCCTTCCCACTATTACCAAGCTTTGGGACATTCAGCGCATGCGTCAGGCCGCTATGTCTTTACGCTGTAAATCTCCCAAGATGTCGCGCAATGTGATAAGTGCTGTATGGACAAGAGCTCGGCCCGCCCCTTGCGCGCCGCTTCGATTGGATACACCAACGGTTGCCCCAACTTCTGCTAGCGTCTTCCCATCGATGCAAGCTAACTCGAAGGGCTCACACAGGTAGCCCAGTGCTGATTGCAGCCGGGAAATTTTACGCTGCGCGTCAATCATCTCATTGACCGGCACATCTCCCCTCCATGGCTTTGGAACATTCGTGTACCCGCTTTCTGATTTTTCTGATGAAAGCTGTGCTTCGGAATCAGTGACGGTTGCACGCCGAGCCGGAATATCAACGCTCGCCGCGGCTGATTGGCGAACGTGTTTGTAAGCAATGCTTCCGTTCGGCCGAACGTGAATGTGCCGATCAAGGGCCATCCCTTCGCCTAGAGATACCGACGAGCCTCCGAGCAATGCGTTGCTTTTCGCTGCCGTGTGAATACGACGGTACATCATCGCGTATTTCAGAAGATCAGTATTTCCTTCTCGTATAAGCGCCACAGCAAGCGGCCATGCAAGATTATCGTTTGCAGCACGACCATCCCAATCGTTTCCAATTGACTGACGCCGTTCAATGCGACGGCGCATCTTGGCAATTGCCTTCGCCTCCCGCGCACGCTCGATACGCAGCCGTTCTCTCGTGGCCTCTCGCTGTTCTGGGTTGCGTTCTGGCAACGGCCATCCATGGATTGCGCTGGATGAGAGTGTCGGCTTGGAATTAAGATATGACATATGGTGTATCCTTCGATGGTGTAAGGGCACAAAAACCGATGCGAAGAGACCGCGCCGCTTCAACAATGTGTTCGTGGGCTTGATGAGGCAGGCATTCGAACCACTCGCCTTCAAGGCGTCGTCGCTCCTGACCGGCGATTATGTGCGCTTGTTCCTCAACTCGTGATGCGGCGCATGGCGTATCGAACCAAAACACACGGTGCAAAAATAACGTCTCGGGGTTCCCGGTTTGCAGTGTGGCCAACCTATGTATAGGCGATCTTGCCTTGCCGATTTTGATGCGCGTCGCGTATTCTTCACCTATGACGTAAACTGCTGTGTGGTTTGGAGTCGTTATGGTCTTTGATGCTGACACAAGCAGTTTCAGATTTCTCAACTCTGTTAGACCGTAATGATCCCTATTCCCGTCCCCGAACGTGCAATCTTTCGTCGATTCCTCATAACGATGGATCATGCTTCGGTGGTGCGCGTCTGGGTTATTTAGACCACCCATAAACGTACCGGTCATGCTGCTTTCCCCTTCTCTTGTGCAAGCCACCCCAGAACCGCCATAACGGCTTTCTCAGCGGCTTCTGTCGTTGTGGTGGCCCGAATGACCAGAACTGTGTAGCCAAGCCTATCAAGCGCTGCGTGACGGTCTTTCTGGGCCGGCGACAGTCTTCCCTGCCCAACCTTGTTCTCGATCAGCAGCAGGCGACCGTATTCGCCGTAGATGCGGAGGTCAGGTTCACCGCTGGTCATTCCTGTTGCGATTGCCTGGGCCTGCGCTCTTGGTCCACGCTTGCTGGCGTTCATGTCACCGGCCAGCAGGAACTCGCGCTGGTACTGTGGCAGGCGGCGGAGGCTGGTGATTTGTGCCGCCTGTAGTTCCCATTCGAGCGGCAAGGCTGGCTTTGTCGTCACCTTCCCTGCCTTGGTGGTAATCTTGACGCGAGCGCCGTTGAAGCGTGTGATCTGTGTGGTCGTAGACGGTGCGGTAGACGAAGGCGCGCGTGTGCGGCTGCGTGCCATGTGAGCTCCTCGTGTTGATTGCGGTATGCCGTTGGTAGCGGCAAGACGAGTGTGGAATGTCTCAATAAATGTGGTGTTAATGGCCGACATAGCGCGGCAAATATTTTGGGCCATCCACAAATCAGGTTGTATTTCAACCGAGCCCGAAGTGCGTAAAGTGCGTAAAGTAAAAAATCGCAACTTGATGCGCTGTGCGCTCAAGTGCGCAATCTCTCTATGAGGATGATTGCGCACATTTAGCAGCGTGCATTTGCGTAGAGTTGAAGCAGAGAAAATAGACTCTACGCACCTCACTTACGCGTTACCTTTGGTTGTATTTTTCGATTGAACTTGGTTGTATAAAAAGTACGATTATCACGATCTTAGGACACCCATCAGGCGTATAGCTTTCGATTCCAGACGACATCATGTCATACTATGCAAAGTTTCATGAGAACCCTTAGAGGCGATAATGTTCACCCTGGCCGCGATCCTAATCATCATCGTTTTGTCTCCAATCGTATTCTTTATGTTCCTATATTTCATTGCTCTGATTGCATCCATGTTTAGTTCCGGGTCGTACCGGGATGATGCATATAAGCCGTATAAAGAACTCTTCACACCGAAGCAGGCGTGGACTGTAATCTTAGGGATACCAGTTTGTTTAACCCTTATGGCCATCATCAAGGTTATTTTTTTTGGGGTATAATCGCCTAAAATATTATACGTGTTCCGAGTAAAAAAAGCGGAGCCTAAGCCCCGCTCTTTATGCGTCCTCTAGAATGTCGTCATACTCGCCTAGATAAAGCGCCTCGACATCATACTCTATACCGGCAGCTTCAACCTTCTGGCGCGTCAGGTAGAGCTCGTATTCGATCTTTGCGTGCCGCAAAGCTTCATCCTTTATGTAGTCTTTATAGCCATCAAACACTTCATAATCGTTGAGCGTCAACAGACGGTCCAACTGATCGTGTAGCGACTGCATAGTCATCTTCTTCTGAGCCAAGGCCGTAGATTCAGCGAAGAGCAGAAACTGTTCGGAAAGAAGATGCAACCGATACAGCTCGTCGGGTCTAAGGTAATTTTTGCCAACCTGGGCGTCTTTGAGAGTTGGCTTATCTCCACCCATCGTAAGCAGACCTAGGTTTTCTTCCTGATGATCTGCTCGATCAAGGATCAACTTGGAGCTAGTTAATCCCGTAATTGCATGGTGAAACTTGTCCTGCAACAACGCGTAGAACTTGCGAACTTCTTTGGCGGAAGGATCGTAGTCGGAAGATGAGACTTTGAAGCATTCGCGGACTTTTGCATAAACTTGCTTCTCCGAGGACCGCAACGCACGGATTTCGGCAGCAAGTTTGTTGAGCATTTCGGGAGAATCCCGAAGCGCCCGTTCGTTAATCACATACCCTTGTTCAAGGTAGGTGCGAAGCGTGTGGGTGGCCCACTGCCGGAATTTCGTTGCTGCTCGTGAGTTTACGCGATAGCCGACCGATATCATCACATCCAAACTGTAGATACGCACCGGCTTGGTTGAATGAGCAAAGTTAAAATTTCTAACATTGCCTTCTTCCGTCAATTCCTCGTCGGCGAAAAGGTTCGCGATATGCTGCGTAATGTTTGAACGGCCAACTCCAAACAAACGAGCAATCTGCTCCTGAGTTGCCCAGATGCTGTTTGTCTCGGAATTGAAGGAAAGATCAACACCGCTTTCCGACCCATCGTCGTAGTTTAGCGCTTGAAGCGAACTGCCACTGTTAGACATAAATGCTAGCCTTTCAATAACTTAGGTTGTTGAAGAAATTGGCTAGACACTATCCACGCCCAAGCCTAAAATGGGCGCTGTTAAGGGGAGTGTCTTAACCAACTCCGTTTTTTCAAGGCTGAAGCACCTGCAAGTGTTTCAGCCTTCTCCTCTTCTGACGTTTGAATCGTCCAAATAAAATAGAAAACGACTCGGACGCGAGCGTCCACCACATTTCTACTTATCCACGAAGCTTGAGCGCAAACACTAAATCTAATGTTAACGTTTATATGCCCGGAAACACTACATGAATCACACTGATTCACAGTCTGGGCTCAGGCAAAAAAGATTTTAGTTGCCGTTCATAAAGGATCGTGTCCCGCAACGAATCTGTGGGAAACTTTCTTTCGCTACACCTAAACCGCCCTAACAAACGTCGTCATGCGACGCTGGATCGGGTCTCGCTCTTCCACTTTTGACAAGAAACCTTCCTTGAAAAGCGCCTTGGTTATCATGCCGGCTTTCTTCCGCTGTGCATCGTCGTCGGCGTCCAGCCCTACGGCATAGGCAATTGCCAGCCCAACCCAGTCCTTGGCGTTTGCCGCCTGCTTGTACATGCCGCCGTTTACAGCACCGCGGATGGCTTCTCGCTGTTCATCCGTCAGTCCTTCAGCCACTTCCTCGCTGGACGGCCAATGCCATTCGGTGACGACCGGCGCATGGTCCTGCGGCTGCGTTAACCCTCGCCCGTTACCCAGCGCCACGCTTTCGATATGGCGCCAGTCCAGCCGGTGCGACAGCGGCGTAAGGTTGGACTTGCCATATGTGATCGAGAAGTAGCCGAACCGATCCATGCCGGGAATGCCTGCCTCATTGGCTTGCCCTTCTGACATACGATTAAGCACGCGCACCGAACGCGCTGCACCAATCAACGCCACAGCGCCACGTGCGTCTTCGACTGTTGCTTCGCGGTCGCTCACCTTTCGCAGGTGGTGCACGATGTCGATCGAGCAATTGGTGTAATCCGCGATCTGCGCCCAGAGCTTCGCGACCTTGTCGATTGCGCCGTTGTCGTTTTCGTTGACCTGGTGCGTCGAAACAAATGGATCGACGATCATCACGTCAATGCCATTGGCAAGGATGGTTTCGGCAACTGCCTCAACGATCGGCTCCTGGATTTTGACGCCCTTCTTGTCATCGATCGCCACGACAAGCTCCTGCTCGCGGCCGCTGTCGAGGAACAGATGCCCGTCGATATCTTGGGGCTTGAGATTGAAGTGAATGCAGGCCGCCATGATGCGCCGCTCAAGCTCGTCGCGCGGATCTTCGACGTTGAACAGCCAGACCTTAAGTCGACGCGGCGGCTTCACGCCATTAAGCGCCTTACCCGACGCCATGGCCAGCGCTTCCACGATGCTGTTTGCAGTTTTGCCAAGGCCGCCAGGCGCAACAGTAACCGAGACGTACTTGCGGATGAAATGCCGACCGAAAGCAAACTCGCGGCGGGGCAGTGTCGACGGGTCTTTCCACTGGAACGGCGTGGCTGCGAGGATGGGTTGCTCGGTGGGCTCGTCTTCTATTTCCGGCGACGCCTCTGGCTCGTCGTTATGCGCTTCGGGTTCCCGCTGTTCATCCACCTTCGCCCGTGCATTGTCGAGCATGCGCGTGATGTCCACGAGCTTGGTATTGTCATTGACAGCTTCCGGCGCCTGACGCGGATGCATCTTGCCAGCCTTTAGCCCGTTGTCGATCGTTTTGCAGCAACGCGGGAAGTCCCTGCCCCAACCACGTGCCACGTCTTGTAGCAAGGCCCGCGCCTCGGATTCCGACAAGGCGCCAGCACCTACAAACGTTCCCAGTCGAAACGCAGCGTCGTTCAAGCGGTTGTTGCGGTTGCCCATCGGCTCCATGGCGAGGTCGTCCAGCTCAGATTGCACCGCGCGCTCGACATAGCGGTCGTTAATCGTGCCGGAGACAGACGGCGCCTGGTATGTTGTCGTGCTGTCGTATGAGCGCGGCAGAACGAGCTCCAGCAGCCAATCCGGAGCGTCTACCGGCTCCATATCGACCAGCCAGCGGTAAGGCTGGCCAACAGCAGGCACACTGCCAGCCGCGATGACATACCCGCCGTCGCCACGAACATCGATCCCAGCGCCCAACGCGCCACGATTGCGCACGCCAGCCTTGTGCATGAAGAAGTAATGCCGACCTCCGCTGGTGGTTTCAGCGGTAAGCGTCGCGGGCAATGCGCCGTGCTCGGCTTCCAATGCCGCGAGCGTGTCTGGCCCGCCGTGCTTCGGATCGATATCCAGCACCCACGCCCCGATAGGCGCCCCGGTCGGCACGCCGACCATTGCACCGGGATTGCGACGCCAAAGCTCACGCACAATACGCTCGTTCATTGTCGCCCCGCGGAACCCGTTTGAGGTCAGCGGAGTTTTAGTCGCGAGGATTTCGATAAGGCCGTCCTCGTCGACGAATTCCTCATCGGCGGCACGGCATGGAAATACAGGCCAGTTACGCGCCGTGTAGGACAGGGCGACGTCGAGCATGGGGTCGGTATCCGGTAATACAGATTGCTGCATGATTACCTCGGGAGGGCAAGAGATGTGTAAAGACTACGATATGCTTCAAAGCGGTGATGGCACGTGGTCCATTGTGGCGAAGTCCACGCGGCGGCCGATAACATTCAAGGGCCGGTTACAAATTGCGTTGACGGAAGACGTTGCCCAGCAAGCTTTTGCGATACTCGATCGCGTCGAACATGAGCGCGAACAACAGTTGCGAGACGGACGACAGATGTAGAGATGACCGGCTAAGCGGCCATCTTTTTTGACGTATTGTCGTTGGCGGCGGTTTTTGCATGCACAGCCGCGAGCTCGGACTCTAGGTATGCTTTGATGAACGCTTGCGCTGCGGGCGCAACGATTGCATTGCCGTAACCGCGCAGTCGTCCCACTCGGGCGGCAGCCCCATGAGCCAGCGGGAATGTGCCGGGTTCAACTGGCCGCCACTTTCCATCCCGGCAGAAGAGCCAGTCAACATCTCGCCAGAAGCAGTTAGTCGGGCGGGGCGCTTCGTGATGCAATATTCCACTGTCTTGCGGCTGCTGTCGTTGTTTCCAGCTGCGTTGTTGCCGTTCTGCGCTGGGGTTCCGGCCATCGGCGTCGGCCACCCCGTTAGCCAGGCTACCCGGCCCAACAGCGCATTCAACGGCACGTTCTGGCATTCCGCGCCGTCCTTGTGATCCCGCGTTGTCGGTGTCGGCCAACCCGCCAAGTCGGCTTCCCGCACCAGACACGCGCAGCCGTGTTTCGTGCCGTGAATTTCCTTCTGGTTCTTCGACCGACCCGTCGTGTCGTGGGCTTGCGGCGTCGTCCAGCCTTTTTCCAACCCAATAGAGCCGCTGTCGGATATGCGGCGCGCCGAAGCCCGCAGCGCAGGTATCGACCGCCCCGCTGGCGTAGCCCGATCCTTCCAGGTCAGCTTGTACAAGGTCGAGCCAGCCAAGTCCGTCCTTGCTCGCAACCTGCTCGCCAAAGACGACTGGAGGGCGGCAGTTTTCAATAAGCCAGTGGAAGTGCGGCCAAAGGTGCCGCTCGTCAGTAAACCCTGCTCCTTTGCCTGCCGCGCTGAAAGGCTGGCATGGGCAGGATCCGGTCCAGACTGGGCGATCATCTGGCCATCCTGCTCGGCGGAGCGCGTAGGACCAGACGCCGATCCCGGCGAAGAAGTGGCACTGTGTGTATCCGATAAGGTCGGAAGGTCGAATATCGACAATTGAACGCTCATCAACATCTCCCGGTGCGATGTGGCCAGCCTTGATTAGCTCGCGCAACCAAGCCGCCGCTTTGGGGTCAAACTCGTTGTAATAAGCTGTCATGGCGGCCTCAGAATGGAGCTTCGCTTAAAGCCGCACGCATCCCTCGCCCGCAGCCTTCCCATGCAGCTTTCACGAGCATGCGTGCCTCGAGCTCGTCCATTTCTTTAAGGTCGGTCTTTCCCAATTCCTGCAAGTACTCCCCGACCGCCTCCACGCCCGTATCAAGCGCACGCAGCTCGTAAGGGTCCAATCGCCGCCGATGTCGGATATGCTCGGCAATGTCGGCGCATTCCTTGCACAGCCAGCGGATAGGCTCGCGGTCCGCCTGCACGCCGAGGCCGGTGGCGTGTCTCTGGCAAACCCAGCATTGTTCGGGATGGCTCATGCGGCGTCTCCGAATAGGCTGGCCTGCACGGGCAGTTGGTTGTCGTTCGCCGGTTGCGCTTTCGCGGCAACAGGGCGCGCTTCTGTAAAGTCAACGCAAACGATCTCGCACATTGGAGAGACGCCTTTCCATTGATCGATGAAATAGGCGGTATCGACACCGCAGCCTGCATCGAAATGCAGTCCAGTCTGCTCCTGAAACTTTACGGCCTTGCCACTGGTCTGGCGCTCATAGCTCTGTCGTCCGGAATAGTTGAAGCCTGCCGACATTTGGGGAACGATGAACGTGCCGTAGTCCGCCAGATGTGACGCAATATCAATTACGTGGAATTCGAAGTCCTTACCGCTGTATCTCGGGGAATTTTTGCTCCGCTTGATATTGCCGAACGGAGGATTGCTAATCGCACTGTCGAAGTGCCCCAGCCCCATATCCAGAACGTCAAACACGTCAGCGTGAATCCACTCTGCTTCTGGCAGCAGTTTCTTCCCGACATCCAGATAATCGGCATTACGCTCAACACAGGTGATTTGTGGCCTGCTGTCGTTGAAACGGCTGCGCTGCCAAATAGCATAAGACAGCATTCCAATCCCGGCGCAGAGGTCGATGATACGACCGCCGCTGGCGTCTAACGCAAAATCAAACGCCATGTCGAAGGGCGTGAAGAAAGCGCCAGCAGCGCCATTCACATGGTTCGCGCCTTCGTTCCAGTTCCTGTAGACAAATTCCTTATCGTCTTCTGACAACCGTTCTTGCTGTAGGATGGCGACTGCTTGAGCATGGGCCTGAGCCTGCGCCCTTGTGAGCTTAGCCATTAAGCCACCCTCCCCAGCAAATCTTGGTTGTCGTTGGCCGCTACATACTTGCCCGCCTCGTTGCCCCAAGATGACCACCCCGGCCACGCTTGGCGTGCGAACAGCTCAAGGTACGGACCGTCGACAAGCCGCTCGATGCGCTCATACTGTTCATCAGGCTTGCGGCTATGCTCACGACGGGGTGCCTTGATCAGCGAGCGCACGCCTTTGCTCTGACGTCGCGGCTTGCCTCGCTTGAACAGGTGGCAGATTTCAACTTCCTGTCGTGTCCAATAGCCCATTCCCATGCGCCCCTTGTCCCAGACAAAGGCCACACTGACAGGACGGAATCCCCACGATGCAGCCACATCGAAGGCTTCACGCTGCAGATGTGAAACGGTCCACATGAACAGCAAACAGTCGCGGGCGCATACCTGTTCGACAGGTAGCGCCTTGATGTCGTCGAGCGACATCACGCTGTAAGGCTGGCGACCTCGAGCGGGTGCGACATTCTTTTTGCTGTAGGTTCTGAATGCCCATGGCGGGTCCGCAAGGACGCAGCCAAAAGGCCCGCTCGGTAGCGGTTCAATCATCCTCATCTCCTCGTGTTTCGTGGTGGTAACCCGCCAGTTGGTGGCTGGCGGGGTGTTGGTTATATTTGACTAGCGATTCTTCTTTGGCGTGGGGCCTCTATGGAAAAGTGGAAATCTTGGGCGATAGGTATTGGTGCCGTATGGGTGTTACTCGCGTTTATCGCGTGGCAAACCGAAAGTGATTGCGGAATGTTTTTAAGTGCCGAGTGCACAACCGTTTATTGGAATTGGGTTAGAAATTTTGTTCTCCTTCGGTGGCTTTACGACTTTCAAACTCTTTTGGCTGGTTTCGCTGCAATTGCGGGTGGGGCGTTTGTACTATTTGGAGCTAAACTTAACTCTCAGGAATCCAGGAACGAGATTAACCGATCACAACGCAGAGCATCATCGATAGCGTGCTCACTTATCCATGACGAATTTCGCGATGCTGTGCTTAATATTACAAACACAAAATACGATTCATTTTCTTACCTAGACCCAGCTACAAGAATACAGCCTGAAGATGTTTTTAAACACCTTTCTGCCCACTTACATCAATTGCACTATGTGAGCCCATCACTAGGATCATTGGTATCTGCCGTTTATAGGGACTTTAATAAGCTCTGCACTCCAGATCTTAGAAAAGTTGACCATCCGAAAAGATCACACACAACGGTACAATGCTTATTAATGATCCAATTGCTTCTTGAGGTCGAAAAAAGGTTGAAACCAGACGGAACATTCCCCGTTGGCGAAGAAAGAGTACCCGCTGGGCATCTCGTTCAGCAACTTAAGCGGAGGAAATTAGCTCCCGAGCAATTGATCGGATACTATTCTCTTTTTGATTGGGATGCTGAATCCGGAAACCAGTCGTCGTAGGTGGCGACGTTAGCTTTGTAGTCATCGACAAAGTACTCGTCGTAATACGGTGATGCGACCATCGGGCACCCGCCGATACACTGCGACCAGTCATCGCCACTGGCATATCCGCACTTTGGGCACACCGTCACAACACCTTCTCCATACAGGCGCGCATAACCCCGCGCAGTTCATAGAAGTTGCGTGCTTCGTCGATGGCATTCAGAAGGTATTCGCGGTTCACCTGTTTCCTTGCTTCGTCCAGCCCCAATCCTTGCTCACGCAAGCGTTTGATGCGCGGCACATAATCCGCCGGGTCTAGCTTCGCCATCACCTTGCCACCCGCTCATCCCAAACTTTGAACCCCGGCACCTGACGCATACCGGCGCGCACGGTTTCTTCGGCCATGGTCTGCACCAGTTCCTTGAAGCGCTCTGGCGCGCGGCCATAAGCCCAATCCAAAGCCTTGCCTTCATCTTCAAGCTTGCAGTGCCAGATCGTGCGCAAACCCGTGCCCGTGGTTGCTGACCGATCTTCGCGCTTAGCCCATCGGTCGGCTTTCTTCGCCTCGGAAAGCAGTTCTTCGGCTTTCTCGCGTTCTTCGAGATTGCCTGCGCTGGCACGCATAGCTTCCTGTGCTTCTCGGGCGATGCGATCAGCCTCTTCACGCGCAGCACGTGCGGCAGCTTCCTTCTCCGCGACCAGCTTGTTGCGCCATGGCGTCAGCAAGGTCTGCAACGTCTCTTTGCCCAGAACGACCTTGCCTTTTACCGACTTCGTATTGCCGATCAGTTTGTTGTAGCGGGTCTGTATTTCAGCCTTGGCGTCGTCGTGAGGCTTTGCCTCGTCCTTGCGGGCCTCGTCGGCGCGCTTGCCGGCCTCATGCAGCTTATCGTGCAGTTCCGTGATCGCGTCGGCCAGTTGCTGACTGTCGATCGCTTCGCCGTCCGCGAAATTCTTCGCTTCATCGAACAGGTCTTCGATTTCCTGTTTGATGGTCTCGTACGCAGTAAGCGGCGGTCTATTGTGACCAATAGGCGCCGGGTTATACGGGTCGTAATTCTCCGTCATTGTTGCTCCTCGTGTTTCAGTGGTTGGTTTTGGTAAGTTAACACGCCTCACAGCGCATCGCGTTAATGGATTGGTTTATTTTGATAAAACTTAATCCCACTGTTTTAGTGTAATTAATACTTGGTTTTAACTGTTGCATACGGCGTTTGTTTATGTATATTCGCCCAACTCTTGGGAGGGAGTTAGACCGCCCAGGCGCGCACCGTCCGCTGCCGGGCGGTTTTTTTATTTTCCCTGCATATCAGCTATGCAATTTCTACCCTTGCAACGCACGGGTGGTGCACCTATTTACGCCTCGTTCAGTTTCACTCCTCCTCCCAGAAACTGGACCTTAAGCGCGGCAACTCCTCCTCCCAGTCGCGCTTTTCAGATCGGCCCGCTTCGCTCCTCCTCCCAATCGCGAAGCGGGCTTTTCTATTTGTTGCGGTTGCAATGACAAATGTTGGCAACCGTTACATTCTGTTATTTCGTCAATCTCTAATGTAACCCTATCTTGACGGCGCACTCCTCCGGATTGCACTCGCATCGCGCGTCCCCAAGCCCCCGCCCAAGCGCGCGATGCGGAACTTCCTAAAACGGAATATCGTCGTCCAATACGTCAGCCAGCCCGGCAGACACACGCGCGTAGGTGGGCGTCGGCACATTGTCGTTGCTCGCCTCCGGCATGTTGTCATTTGCTGCGCCCGGCACGGTGTCGACCACTTCCCAGTATTTGCCGTTCGGCTTCACAACGATTTCGCCCGTAGGCAGCAGCTCGTTCTGGCGTTCCATGAATTCCAGCACTGTTTTCGGGAACGGTGCCTGACCACCGTGCTTGCGCCACCACCTGTCTGACTTCGACTTAAAGAAGCCGGAATGAGCTGGCCCCAACCATTCGTTGATCGGCGACATGCCAACCCAATAGGATACTTTCACGCTGTCCTGCTTGCCGCCCTTACCTTCGTGGTACGAGAACGTGCGGCGCTCCACCTGGCGGGTGCTGGCGTTGTCCTTCGACAACATCGGCACGTCTTCGGCCTGCGCAGATATCTTCGGCGTTTCATCGACCGGGAACTCGTATCCGCAATCAGGGCAGGTGTGCAGCGACGCATGGATCAGCGAGCCGCAGCCTACTAGACCACGATCGTCAGGCTCTTGCGGACATTGCTTCACTGGCGCCTCGCCGTCGCCCTTCTTCATTCCGGGTGGCGTGACCGCATCGATAGGCCCATGCTTGCGGACGACGCCAGCGAAGTCCAGAAACAGGCAGTTCTCCTTACCGGGATAAAGACGCAGGCCACGACCTGCCATCTGGACATAAAGGCCCGCTGACAAGGTAGGGCGACAAAATGCGACCAAGTCGATGATCGGCAAGTTCGTGCCTGTGGTCAGCACCGAGTTGTTCGTCAGTGCGCGGATCTTGCCAGCCTTAAAGTCAGCCAGAATGCGGTCGCGTTCACCGGTCGGAGTATCACCGGTCACAGTCTCGCAGCTAAAGCCGCGACTGCGGATTTCGTCTCGCATATGTCGCGCATGTTCAACGCCGCTGCAGAAACAAAGCCAAGCCTTACGCTCAGCGCCCGATGCGGTGCCGTATGTGACGATCTCGTCGACCACGGAAGCGGTGATGTCGTCCTTGTCGATAGCGGCTTGCAGCGCGTTCTGCTTGTAGTCGCCGCCCTGTTTGCCGACGCCCGACAGGTCGAAGGCGGTTGCCATGCCTTTTGAAATCGGACGGCACAGATAGCCTTCCTCGATCATCTCGCCGATCGGCTTTTCAAAGCAGATGTCGTCGAAAAGCGCGCCGTCACCTTCCGTCAAAAGCCCCTCGCCCAAGCGATAAGGCGTGGCCGTGAGACCGACCAGCTTCAGGTCTGGATTGATGGCGCGCAGGCCCTCGATCAGCTTGCCATACTGCGTTTCCGAATTGCGAGGCATGAGGTGTGCTTCATCGACCAGAACGACGTCGATATGCCCGATCTGGTCGGCTTTGTTTGCGATGGTCTGCACGCCGCCGAAAACGATCTGCGCCTTCGCATCCCGCCGGCCTACGCCAGCCGAAAAAATGCCAGCTGGCGCGAACGGCCAGATGTTCAAAAGCTCCTGATAGTTCGAGAGAATGAGCTCGCGAACATGCGTCACGACAAGCACGCGCATGTCGGGCCACCCTTCGATCAGTTCCTTGCAGATCGTACCCAGCACGAGGCTCTTGCCACCGCCGGTCGGCAATACGATAAGAGGAGAGCCGGGTTGTTCGCGCCAGTAGTCGTAAAGGCCGTCAACCGCGGCGCGTTGATAATCGCGTAAGGTTAGCATTTGGGGGGCGTCCTAATGTCGAAATTCAAGATTGTTGTGCAGCCTGAGCAGATGGACGATCCATCTAAGCTTCGAGTCTTACTCACCAATGCTGAAAGGCAAGGTGAGACGGATTTGGCAATCCGCTGTAGGAAGCGGCTGTTTTCGCTTGCAGGCAAAGATTATGACGACCCATTAGAACGAAAATTTTGGGAAATGATCGCCGCATACGAAGATCTTTTGTCGCGAAGAAACGGCCGCAAAACACGCGCTAGCAGAACCCGTGCAAAAGTCGCATCCAAAGGGGTGGTGGAAACACTTCGTTCATGGGTACACGGACGGGAAACCTTTGGATTTGAAACTCTAGTCGAGTCTGGCTTTCCTGAACTGACTGGCGAGTACATCATACTTGAACTACCTGATCGCTTTGAAAAGAAAGACTGGGAAGCAGCGATAGAACGTCTCGGAGAGTACGACGTTGATATCCCCGATGCTTTCGATTCACATGTTCATCTACTTGGTTTGTAACCATCCACCCAAATGTCACCCGTCGCCAGTCGATATGTGACGGTCTCTGCAATCTCATCCGCATCGATCTGCTCGCCATTTATCAGCCCCGGCAGGTAGAGGTGTGCCGGGCAGCCGTCGCTCTGCTCGTCGATCGACAATGGCTTGTTCCAGCGTGCGCATGACATGTGGCAGTCACCGCCATGCTCTGGCTGAACATGAAGGCAAGTGCGGCAGTTAACGCGCGGCTGCACGCCTTCGTGGCAGACGCCTCGGTGCTTGCAGAACATGCAGCCGAAGAACTCTGGATCTTCGCTGATACGGCTGGGCGGCTCGTCTGAAAACACGATGCGTTCGCAGCGTGCCAACAGTCGAAGGCAGAATTCGACGTCGTATTCGATGCGCTCGGCATAAAGCGTGTCGGTGTTCTTGCACGACGCCAGATACAGGCAGCGCGTCAGGCCGAAAGCCTGCATCCCGAGCTGGCACTGGGCGTAGTGCAAGGGCTTGGCCTTTTGGCAGCCGTGCTTCTGAAGTTCCTTGATGCCCTTCTCATTGCTCGACTTGAATTCCAGCAGGTGCTCTGTCTTTGGCGCTTCTGGAACGCCCATCGCCTTGCCGTCGCACTTTCCGCGCACAAAGCCAGACGCCAGCCTGATTTTGTCCTGCTGTCCGTAGACGTCGACGCCAATGCTTTCGAGGTCAGCGACTAAGCGATCTTCCTCGAAATTCCCCGTAGCGAACAGTCGGAGCTGGCGGCCCGAATGAACCTCGTGCGCTGAGACCCAGCGGAAACCGAACCAAAGCGCGCGGTCGCATTCCGTACCAGCTTCGCCCACACTAATGCCCCACGAGTCCCAGGACTTAGCCTGGGCCTCGTAAGCCGCGTAGATGGCGCGGACCGTGCTGGATTCTGCTTTTGGGAGGGGTGCCATCCCCTACACCCTCATCGGCATAAGTACGCCCGTCCACTCGCCCTCGCCTTTCACGACGGCAGGAGAGCCTGCATCACCGAGCGCAAAGCGCACATTCGGTTCATCCAACGCGCCAAGCATGTCGTTGACGTATCGGGCGTTAAAGCCGATTTCCAATGGCTCGCCTTCGAACTCAATCGAAACCTCATCGCTAGCCTTGTCAGCCAACATAAGCCGCAGCACATCGCTGACGGCGAATTTCACAGCTCGCGATTTGTCGTCCGCAACAGCGGCGACACGTTCGACCGCCTTCATAAGCGCCTGCCGGTCGACGTTAAGCACGTTGCTGTTACCGGTTGGAATGACACGCACATAGTCAGGAAAAGTGCCGTCAATCAGCTTGGACGTGATAACCGTTGATCCTGATGTGACGCGCACCTTGTTCTGTGACAGTTCAACCGTAACAGTGCCTTTTGGCAGTAATCCTACGAGGTTTCGCGGCAGGATCACGCCGTAGTCCAAGTCACCAGCAGGTCCGACATTGCGCATAAGCCGGTGCCCGTCAGTTGCGACCGCAACCAAACGACCGTCGACAGCATGCAGATAGACGCCATTGAGATAATAGCGGGTTTCTTCCGTCGAGATACAATGTACGCACGGCGCCACAAGCGCTGCCAGATCAAGCTCCAGCATCGTGTCGAACTTCCCTGCGCTGAAGGACGGAAAGTCTTCGGCGGGCAAGACGTCGAGTTTATAACGGCTGCGACCCGACGCGACGGTAAGGCGGCCTTCATCTAAGGCAAGGGTAACGTCACCCATCGCGCGCTTTGCGATGTCCGCAAGCATCTTGCCGGGAACAGTCACGCTCCCCGGCTGGCAGTCGAGCACCGGGAGACTGGTCGTTATCTCCACATCCAGATCGGTGCCTGTGAGGCGCAACTGGCCGTCCTCGACACCCAAGAGCACGTTGGCGAGAATAGGGATGGAATTGCGGCTTTCGATGGCACGGTTGACGGTAGCCAAGGCGTGCGCGAGCTGTGAGCGGTCAATACTGACTCTCATCTAAGTCTCCTCGTGTTCGGTGGCAGAAGGCGCGGTTGGTAGCCGCGCCTGTTTGGTTAGCTTAACCCCAAGGTCGCTTCTTGCCTGCCGCAGCCGCAGCCGGTCGGTTGTCATTGGCTGGGCGGGCTTGCGTTACAGGCTGGTTGGCGTCGATCGAAGGCTGGGGGACGTTGCCTTCGTCTTCAAAAAAGTACCGCTTTACTTCCATGCGTGCCGGGTATTTCCCATCCTTGGAAGGCTTGCCAAGGCCGAGCTTGACGGTATAGGAGCGGAAATGAAGCTCCTCGGTATCGCTGACTTCGTCCAGCCCCATTGCACGACGCATGGCTCCAAATTCGCGCTGCCCGATCTCTTGCGCTGTTGGATTTTTGTTTTCGAGATTGATAAATCCGAAGAACTTGCGCCCTTTGACCTCATCAGGCGCGATAACGTTTGCCGTATACTTGAGACCGCAACCAGTACGGGCATCTTCGGGGCCGGTATCTACAATATCGGTTGCCTCGATTTCGAACTGCATGATCCCGGCTGGAAGGTCCTCAAAATCTCTCTGTGTGGTATCTACGTCTCCAGCGACGTAGGTTTTTCCTAGTGATGCCATCTATATATTCCTCGTGTTGTTGGTGGTGTGGTTCAGTGAGCCGACTGTGGCGGCTCATGTTCGACGATCCAGTCAAGGTCGGCTGGATATCGCCAGTCCTGCATATTGTCGGCGTCGGACAGCCATAGTGATGGCATACCGTCGATTATCTCGACGCGACAGACCATATAGGCCGCATCCCATGACTTGAGCCTTACACGGATGAAGCGCTTCGGAATGTTCGCAGCGCGATCCTTGGGCGATAGCCAGGTCACGCCTTCGCCCGATGAATAGCCGGGCGGAAGAATCCACCGATGAAACCAAGCGAAGCGCCGATCTGCCACATCGCAAGGCCCGCCGCGTTGATGCCAACGGCGGCAAGGAACGCATGGATCGTTTCTGCGAAAAACAGGCCCACGACCCAGCCGACGAACGCGCCACCGAGAACACCCAAGAGCGGAGCGAAGAAGAGGATGGCCGCGATGGCTACAAGGCCAGCTAGAGCTTTTTCCATTAGGTTTTTCCTATCATCATAGGATTGGTGTTGTCGTTGGCTGGTATCGCCAACGACGGCTGGAATGGCACATCAAGTTTTGCACCCTTCCTGATATTGTCCGCTGCCCACAAGGGCCTCAAATTGGACAGAGCCCAGCATTTCTGGAAGTCGATGTCGTCAGGCGTTTGATAGTTAAAGACCGATCGCGGGATAATGTGGTCTATGTGCCAGCCATCGTTTCCATAGTTGCCCCAAGACATTCCTGGCAGAAAACACTTCTCAAGATGAGCTATAAGTTCATCGGCGGTATACCCAACTAGAGATTCCCATTTCCGACCGGCCTTCTGGTCTTTCAGGCTTTTGTATATTCCAACCTTGAGGGTATTCGCGACTTTCCACTCTGGCGAATTTTTCTTCTTGGCATACGCCCTTGCCCTTTTTGCGAGCACCTTATCTGGATTTCGTCTCTCCCATTCTTTGCCGTAACCTGGATTGTCTTCGTGGAATTTCTTATTTATTTCCCTACGCTTCTCTGGGTTTTCTTTTTGCCACTTGGATACTCTGGCCAGTGCATCTTCTCGGTTGGATGCGTACCATTCCGCCCAATAGTTTGGGTTTTCTGCGATCCGCTTTGCGTAGTCTTCTTTGTTCTTATTGGGATTCTTAGCTCTATACGCGGCGTCGGTTTTGCGCTTGCAAACCTTACAGATGCTGCTGCGCCCATCCTTGCGGCTTTTGTTGCGGTTGAATTCAATGACGGGCTTCACCTCTCGGCATGCTGTGCAGGTTTTCACCCGCACCTCGCGTTCGCCCATTTTTTACGCAGTCTCCTGCCGGCCATTGTCATTGGCTAGAGACCAGTACCGCGCCAAGTCATCGAAACCCTGTCCCTTTTTGTAGGAAACAGTATCCGGCATGCTGAACCGGTTCTTCGCAACGAACCCCGCACCTTCGTTCAGGTGTATCTGTCGCTCTTTGCCACCTTCGGCATGAGCAACCTTCGTTTGACGGGCGACCTCTTTTTCTTTGATCGAAACGCGGTAGTTCAAGAACGCAACGATATCGACTTTCTCGCGAACCAGTGCGTTTGCTCGTTTATGTAGTTTGACCGAATATCTCGAATATGGATCAGTGATAGGGCTGTCAAAACGGACAATCTCAGGGTGCGCAAGCATCACTACATATATTCCAGCCCTCGCCAGAGCCGAGACTGCGCTCATCAGCTCATTCCATTCGGTGTCGGCCTCAACATACCCGCGGCCGAACCCAGGCTCTTCAATACTCGCCACGCCCAAGCGCGCGCATGTCGCACGCCAGACAAGCGGTTCCAGCCCATCGAGGCTGTCGATAATCACGGTGCGCCGATCATGTTCTTCGGTCAGCAGTTCGCCGATGACGTTCAGGAGGTCGTCGAAGGATTCAATCGTGCCGGGGGTTGCCATTTCGATGTCGGACGGCGGCCGCTCGCCTTCGGTCGCTAGATAAATCGGGTCTGGGAACTCTGCCGCAAGCGACGTTTTGCCGATGCCATCGACGCCATAGAGAAGGATTACAGGCGGATCATTTCTCTTGGTCGACTTCAGGCTTGAAAGAGATAAAGCCATAGGTCTCCTCGTATTCAGTAGGTGTGGTGGGTAACGGCGATTGCGGCGATGACGGCCGCGAGTATGAGCCAGCCGACAAGCCATGCAGGCGGGCTTGTAAGCAGCCATGCGCGTGGGGCGGTCACGCCGCACCCCACAGGTAAAGCAGCCCGTAGAACGGCAGCAGCAAGTTCCAGAACAGGAACGCTGCAATTGTCGTGGCGATTACCAGCGCGAACGCTGCAAGCGCCAAGGACTGACCGATGCGGCCGACACCGGGCTTTCGCCCGGGATCGATGAACGGCATGTCAGCCGTAGCTTTTGTGGCGAACGAGATCATACCAGCACCCATGCGTAAAAGCCGACGGTCAAGGCTAGAGCGGCGACGACTGCCAAGCCCCATAGAAAGCGGTCACCAAGGCCAAGCGTGGTTTCGGGCTCATAGAACGTGTCGCCATCCGCGTAGTCTTTGGGCGCATAGTTGCGCGTGCGGCTGTACGTGGTGGAGGTCATGCTGCCCTCCGAATAACGACATCGGCAATCCGCGAGTCAGCAAGAACGAACACACCGAACTTCTGGCCCGGATATTTGACGGCAAGCCGTTCAGCTTCGTCAGTGGCGGCCTGTTCGCTTTTATGAACCTTCGGCTGCTCTGACGGCTTGGGCTGGCCGCCTTCGATCAAGGCGACGATTGCGGGTGTGGTCGAAGGCAAATTGTCATTGCTGGCTGGCTCGTCGACCCATTCGGCGATGAGCGTCGGGCTGTCTTTGGCCTTCGAAAAGTACGCCTCGCCATTCGGCTTCCAAAGACCGCCATTAAGATAGTCGGTAGAATTGAAACAGGAGCCGTCATCGTACCAAGCCCCCATCGGCCCAACCTTGCGCCCATCGCGGGTACGATAGAATTTGCCGGCTTCGATGGTGAAGGATGGTGCTAGAGCGAAATACTCGGCAAGCCAGCCATCGGCCTCGCCGTTCTCTTTACGGATGCTAATATGATCCCCATTCACCCGGACCACGGTGGAAATGCTTCCCTTCTTGATACTGTAGGCGCTGTCTTTCAGTGCAACAACCCGATCACCGACCTTGAACACAGGCTTGCCGGTTGCGACAGCAACGGGCACGTGCTCCACGGTGAATTCGCCCACGCGGCGATAGCGTTTATCGCCAACATTGTCTGTGAAGACGACAATCGTCTCACCATTTTGTTCATCAATCTCTTGGACATAAAAAGTATCACCGGCCCTGTAGTCCTTGTAGGAATCATCCAATTTGGCCGTAATTCTATCGCCAACCTTTACTGTTTGCTTGTCAGCCATCACGCTACCCCCCTCGTCTTGGTGTTTTTCGTAAGCTTCACTTTCTTGGTGAAATCGACCGGAATGACGTTGTCCTCTTCAGGCTTGTCGACCTCGACGCCGCCGTCGTCCTCTTCAAAATCGGGCTCGACTTCGAAGCGCGAGACCTCAAGTTGCACAAGGCCCGTGCCGGGAATCATGAAACGCACAGTCAGCCAACGAAAGCTGTCGCGCTCCTCGATAATGATGCCCTTCCATTTCCACAGCTTGTGGACGACTATCTCGCCGGGCAAATCCCAGCATTCACCGCAATCGCAGGTCATGCGGCACCTCTTTTCGGTGCGCGGTGGTAAGTGACAGGCGCGTTGGAAACGTAACGGCCGTCAACGAGACGTGCCGAAGCACGCGCCTCTGCTTTTTGCGCAGCTGTCCGGTAAGGCTTGCGATTTGTCATGTCCCGCTCGCCAGTTCGCGTATATTTCGTTTTCAAGATTGCCTCCTCGTTGGGAGGTTAGTCGTCGGCCCCGTCTCTCTGCGGTCGGCCTGCCTCGTAAGGCTAGTGGACTGTGCCAGTAAAAGGCCCGTCCAGAATGGTTATGCGGGGCAACGAGACATAAATGTCCATGCATCCTCCCGAATAACCGCCGTTAAAAGTTGTGCGCCGCACAACGGTCTTCTCTGTTGGCTCTGGCGCCGGTAGCGTGGGCGATCTTTCCGAAAGCAGCGACCAGGCGTGGCCTCTGGTAATGCCCATCAATTCCGCGATCCTTCCGAATGATGCGCCTTGTTTACGGTGCGCGGCGGCAGTTGCCTGCAGTTCGTGTCTTGTTGAATGCTGCATGTCTCCTCGTGTCGGTTGGTGACGGTTGACAAGTGCCGCGTCTAACGGCATCTGTCAGGTCGCGCGGGGTGGTACCTGCGAAGGAAATCGCGGCGTAGAAGCGGCTTCGGCCCTCCTCGTGTTAACCGCGACGTACGGGCAGGCTGGGGTAACGGGTGGTGCCGACCCATAACAGCCTGCTTTTAAAGCACGCCGAAAGCGCCAGCCGCGTTTCAGCGGCCAGCGTCCCTGATGAATTCTATGGCGGCACTTCAACGAGAGCCGGTTCGCTTCTGTCGGCAACTTTCGTCATTTGCTCTCTCCTCTATTACGATTGCGCCTTGGCGCGGCTGCTATCTGTTGAGTGCCGATATCCTTGGGAGGATGTTTTCTGGCATCATGAGGTAGACCCTCCTTCGAACTGTCCGACGTCTTATGCGTCGGTTGATGACGCATAGATATGACAGATTCCCATCTTTGTCAACACGTGATGACATAATCGCACGTTACATTTTCACAACAATATGCGAAAACCCCATCATGGATAAGGATTTCGCCTTTCGCCTTAAGAATGCGCGTACCGCGCGCGACATGAGCCAAGCCGAACTTGCCGACCTTGTTGGTCGCGACAAGTCTGCAATAAGCTTGCTCGAAAGCGGTAAGCGCGGAGCTAGCGTCGACTTCGTCGCTCGCCTGGCAAAAGCCTTGAACGTGCGTGAGGATTGGCTTGCTTTCGAAAAAGGCGACATGATTAGCCAAGAAGAGCGGCCAGAACTTGAACGCCCTGCCGACGTGTTCACTCCAAAGATCATTCCTGGCAATGAACTGGTAGGCGACCAACGCGACCTCCCCGTCTATGCAGCCGCCAAGGGCGGTGATGGGCACGTAATTATTACGTTCGACCCCATCAGCTACATGAAGATGCCTGCCGTGCTGCAGGGCGTTAAAGGTGGGTACGGCCTGCTTCTCTCGGGAGAATCCATGGTTCCGGCCTATCGCCCCGGCGAAACGGCTCTCGTAAACCCCAATCTGCCGCCAATGCGCGACGAAGATGTGATCCTTTATCACACCAGCGAAATGGACGAGAACGAAGCGATCATTAAGCGACTCGTTGGATACAACGATCGCGAATGGATGCTTGAGCAGTACAATCCGCACAAAGAATTCAAAGAGTTTCGTGCTGACTGGCCGGTTTGCCATCGCGTTGTTGGAAAATACAACACGCGTTGATTAGCCATTTGCGGCTTCCAGGACGGTCTCCGGCACGCGTCCGAACATCGCGATCACTTCAGCCTGATTATTCCATCGATAGACCGCAATGACTGCGGGCTTTATTGGCGCGAGTCTTTCCGCCAGCCTCACCGCCTGATCTTCGTTTTCAACTTCGATCGGGTTGTCAGGAATGATTCCCCACCGGCACTCGGTGAAGGATTGAACGACAAATAACGCAGCCATCCGCCTCTCCTTAGTACGAGATTAAGGATTCCACTTGCTGTGGAACATTTCAAGAACAATTTACAGTTAATAAACCATATCATTTTTCATGATGCGTTTTTGTCATCGTATGGCGTTGACATTTGTTGACTTATTCGCATATAACGATGACACCACAGCACGAAGACAGCCTCACCAGCTTGATCTGCTGACCCACCGATCAAAACACGAGGAGAAACCCACATGACTGCAACAGCACCAAGAAGAAGAAGCTCGAAGCCTCGCCTGAATGAAATCATCGGCGGCGGATTCTTTGTATTCCGCCGCGGCAAGAAGACTGGCCGCGTTGGTGTTTACACCACCATGCCATACGAACACGGCTCGTTTGAGCAGGCCGTGGCAGAAGCGACACGTCTCGCTGCCCTGTGCCCCGGCGAGACGTTCGAAGTTTTCCAGACCAGCGGCGCCGTGGCTTGCTGCACGCCGGTAGAGCTGGCGGAGGCTGCTTAAAATGGAGCGCGATCCAACCACCGAGCTCGAGGATGCGCCGCTGTCGCGCGGACAAAAGAATATCGTCGATGCGCTGGCTGCTATTTATCCGCGCCGCATTTACATCAACGACCTCGTCGACAACGTTTATGCCTTCGATCCGAACGGAGGCCCGGACAACGCGCACAACACGGTGCGAGTGCAAATCAGCCATCTTCGCAGGCGCCTACCTTCCTTTGGCTGGACGATCCCTATGAACCATCGGAGCGCGGGCAATCACGGATATTATCGCCTTGAGCCCGTAGCCGCGAACGACAATGTTCCAGCAGCAGAACGGACGTCAAAAGCCCGGAGGGCTGCAGCATGAACCGCGCGCTTTTGGAACTGCTTGCCGACTTGGAACCAGACACGCATACCGACGCTCCGAAGGCCAGCAGTGTCGAGCCTATGCGCCGCCCTGACTACAAGGCTAGGAAACATGGCCGCCCACAGCCGTGGTTGCGCTATGCGGCACGAGAAGCGGTCGAGATGACCGTCGTCATTGGATTTGTTGTGGCCGTATGCGGCGTTGGGTTGGGGATGGCGTGATGGAAGATGAGCGCAAGCCTAACGCCATGTGGGCCGACGAGTTCGGCATCGTAACCGGCTACATGTGCCTGACGGACTTTGAATGCGAGCTTGGCGGCGCAAGCGGTGGGAACTGTATTCTCCCATCCTTGGAGGACTTCAAGAAGGCACGGCCATCCTGCGCCAGGGAATGTGGGATCGTTGAAGTAAAAGTCTATGGCGTTCGAGTTGTGCAGGAACCGGCAGAGATAGAAAGATAGCGCCGCAAGGCGCGGGGTGGGCCAGATTTCCCACGCAACCCGACGGTGTTTCGCCCACCCCAAAACTTTAGCAGGAAGGTCAATGCTTACGCGTAACCCAGGCTGGCCTCGCCTTCCTGCACACCAATTCGGCGAGAGCCGAGGACGGGCCACCACCGGGGCGTAAACCTCCCTATACCCGCCCGTCCACCAATATCAGCGGCGCTGAATAGCGACGCAAAGCGAAATGCAGGGTGGGAGCCAAAGAGTGAGCGCATCCCACAAATTGCTCGCCCTACCCTGCATAACAATTCTGCGAAGCGCGGCCAATAACAAGGCGTAGCTCACTCTGACACCGCCGCGCTTCACAGAAACAAATTCCTCTAAAGGGGCGGCTGACCGGCCGTTCGATGTTCGCAACCCAAGGAATTCGAGCCGGTCAGCCAAACAAGTTTAGCCGCTTCGGCGGCATGAGGACGGGTCACTGGCCATGCGAAAACCAGAGGTTTCACGCCCGTCCTCAAATGAATAGGCAAGTGCGTCCAATGAATTCTCGCAACTCACAGCACCGACGCCGCGCTTGCCAACCAAATACCGAACGCGGGCCTTTGAAGTAACGCAACCCAAAACCCATCCGCCCGCGTTCGGCCTTTACCAACCGCAACCCACGAGGAGAATAACGATGAACGTAGCAGCAAGAAGAATTACCGGTGCCAAGGCGGTCAGCCTGCAACAGACGGCACAGGACATGCTTGCAAAGGCCGATGGCGATATGAATCGCGCCGCCGAAATGCTGGCGAACTATGCCGACAACATCGCTAGCTACCGCGCCGAGCTTCTCCGCATCGGAGCGCGCAAGATCCTTAATGAAGTGCCGCAGATACAGCGCGCGGCGATATTCCGAGAGCGAGCTGCCAGCGCCACCGCACCATTCATCAAAGCTCCCCACCGCATGTCGGCTGGCGCAAAGGCTGCGCAGGCCCGTTTCAAAGCTGCTGGTAGTGCGATCAAGTCGGCGCTAATGGAACTGCCCTACACGATTGGCGGGCTAACCAAGCCACTGCGCGAATGGACCGGCACGGAAATTCACGGTCATGCCGAGATTGAACTTGCTAAGGGCGCGACTGCCGTTCGCAATGCCCGCTTCTTGCTCGCAGTTGGCAGCGCCGCAGGCGCGAAGAAGATCGGCGAGGCTGTTTCTCCGGGCGATCTTGAGCGGATGAAGGCCGACGCTGAATCTAGCGAAGTTTAACAGTTTCGGGGCGGCCATGGCGTTTTTGCAACCCATACGTATAGCGCCGCCCCGCCCTTTACTACCGCAGATGGGTCAGGATTAGTACGAAGCCCGCAAACCTATCGCCCATCTGCACCCCTACCAACCACGGGCCATACCAACCTTGTAACCCACAGCCGCAACGCCCGTAACACGAGGAGACCCACCATGAACGTATCGCTTAACCCCGCCAACATTGCTGCCGCTGTCGCCATCGGCCACAACTCACAAGCTGCATGGTCGTCAGGCCATATCCCGCTTGCTCCTTACGAGCCGACTGACGAGACCACGGCCACGGTCGCGGAAATCGTCACATTGCACCGTTTGCGCCAAGATATGATCCGCGCTCAAACGAAGCTTTCCTTGCAGGGACAAGCAGCGATCCGCTTTATGTTCCAGTCGGACGACGACTTCGCCAATGACGACGCCAAGGAAAAGGCACGCAAGCGCACGGAGTCGCTTTACAAAACGATTGCCGCCGACCCAGCCCATGAACTGCATAGTTATGTCGCCCCGTACCTATTGGCAGGCAGGCCCCTCGACGAACAGCGCGCAGCATATGAAAAGCGTCTCGTGAAAGCCGCCAAGCTGCTCCCCGTCTATGACTGGGTAAAAGGCGTTAAAGGGTTCGGTGACATTTCATTCGCCACCATCGTCGGCGAATGCGGCGATATCGGTACTTACAAATCAGTGTCCGCTGTGTGGAAGCGCCTTGGCCTCGCTGTGATCGACGGCAACCGTCAGGGCAATCCCGGCAAGAGCGCGTCCGCTGACGACTGGATCTCACACGGTTACAACCGCCAACGTCGTTCGGTTAGCTGGAATGCTCGCCAGCATGTCATCGGAGGCATGGGGAAGTGGAGGCCAGCCTACGGTGCAGACGTACGGGCCGACTTGGACCTTACCTATTATCAGCAAGTTTACGTCGAGCGCGCCCGCTACGAATCCGAAAAACTCGGCCTGCCCGTCACTGAAAGCGCAACCGGCAAGGAAAGCTACAAGATGCACGCAGCTAACCGTGCGCATCGCTACATCGAGAAGCGTCTTGTGAAGCACCTCTATCTCGAATGGCGCAGGGCTGCCGCGTAAGCACAGCCGGCGCACACCTACCACCACCCACCAAACACGAGGAGAATGACATGCACAGACATGTATCGACGACGCACGCCGTTATGGCACCCACCCTGACCGCCGCTGAATTTCAGCAACAAGGCACGACCGCCGCACAGGTCCTGTCGATCTCAAAGGCAGTACGCGCGCTTGGTTATCACACCGAAGCCGAGACGTTGCGCGACACAGCTTTCGAACTGGCGCGCATTACCGGCGTTCGGTTCCGCTATGGCGCTCCGCGCCAGCACCGCAGCCCGGCCAACGACAATCGCCGCAGGATGCGGAGGGCGGTGTGATGGAGGTGAGTGAGCAGGCAGTAGGCGCTATGCAAGCGTATCTTCGCTTGAAGCGTTACATATTGCCGAGCGGCATCGCACGGGAAGCTCTGCAAGCTGCTATCCCCTTCCTCTCACAGCCATCCGCAGCGCGTGAGCAGGTGTTGGAGGAAGGATACCGGCAGGGCATTGAAGCGGCTGCGCAGATTGCAGAAAGACCGGTAATTGGCTTCAGCGATGGAGCAGTTGAAGCATCAAGAAGAATTGCTTCATCTATCCGTGCCCTATCCTCCCCGGACCATGCCGACGATCTTGCCGTTGACCGTTTTGCAATAGCCATGAAACAGAAACTCGCGAAGAAGCGCGAGGAAGGCCGTGGCGGTTGGGAAAACAAGGATGAATGTTCGGCTGAATACCTATCCTATTTGCTCATTCAGCACATCTGGAAAGGCGATCCGGTAGACATTGCAAACCTTGCCATGATGCTCCAGCAGCGCGGAGACCGCATCGTTATTGACAGCGAAACGTCCTCCATTATCCCTGACCATGCCGACGCCGGTAAGGTCGAGGGGGATGGGTGGCTGCCGATCACAGAAGAAAACGAGCCGCCGATGGATGTAGAGGTCATCCTTGGCTGGTGGCAAAGCTTCCCAGAAAAGGCATGGATCACGCATGTGAGCCGGTACGGGTCCACCAGAGGCCGTTGGAGACACAGCGGAGCCACCCACTGGCTACCGCTTTCAATCTTGCCCTCTGCACCTTCTCAGGAGGTGGCGGGATCATGAGCAAGCCAAGGATAATTTATGCTCGACCGGGCGATATGATTGAAATCCGCATGGTTTGTCATGACGATTTCGACCTCAATGCACGCAGCTGGCGGGACCAGACCTATCCAACCAGTATGTTAATTATGGCAGTGGACAGCAACGAGATAGCCTTTGCTACTACTATGACACGCGTTGTCCGGTGGCCTTCCCGCCCATCAGGAGGCGACCGTCATGGCGAGTGAACTGAAGCCTTGCCCGTTTTGCGGAGCGACAGCGAAACTGAACAAATACTATGGCGGAACGGCGTTCACGGTCGTTTGCGACAACCTTCACCGCATCAACACTTTCGAGAAAGAGGCCGAAGCTGTTGCTACGTGGAACACCCGCCCCATCCCCGTCGCTCCCGTATCGCCGGATGATACCGGAGAGCCTTGGCCGTACCAGAAGACGTTCAACGCCATTGCGGCGGCGACAAGGCTTGAAGGCGGTTGCATTTTCATATCGGTAAAGGATTTTGTAGAAGCCTTCGGCCCGACGCCGGATGCTACGGGCAAGTGCGGGGAGTTGGTGACGGTGGGTGGGATCAACCTTGCCTCCGGTGAGTTGATTTCGTGCCAAGATTTCGATGATGGCAATCCGCTTCATATCCCTTGCTGCCGCAAAGATCGGGTCGTGGAGCTATTGGCGGCGGAACGGGCGGAGAAGGCCCGTCTGAAATCAGAAAACGACGCACAGGAAGACCAAATTTCCGAGCTTCAGATGACCCCGTGGCCTGAATGGGCGACGAAGGTTCTAGCCGTGATCCGGAAGCGATCTGGTTATGACGGCTACGGCGATGCAATCGAGGGCGTTGACCTTCCTGCCGAGCTTGATGAATGCATAGCAGCAATTGAAGCCGACAACGCGGCGCAGGCAGCGCGGATTAAGGAACTTGAGGCCGAGAACAAAAATCACCTGGAAGAATGGTACAGGGGCTTGCGTGTCCAGAAAAAGATAAGCGACCGCGCCGAAGCCCTCGAAGCCAAGCTCGCGGCTGCTGAAAAGGTTCGGGAAGCTGCGATCGAATTGGACGAGGCGATTTCCGACGATTTCAACATATTCGGTGCACAGCAGAAGCTCCGCGCAGCGCTGGGAGGGAAGCCATGAGCCAGAACTGCAAGCACTGCAAAAACGGCTGGCTGGATAATCGCTTCGGCCAAGACGTTGAATGTGTAAACGGCATTCTTATCGATATCGACGTTTACCACGAAGGCTATCAGCGTGATGCGCTTTATCCTGTCGCGCCTTGTCACCCGGATTGGGATCGTCAATGCGCTGGCGAGGAAAACGTTGGCCTAGACTGTCAGGAAAGGCTCGCACGATGACCGACCTCATTACCCGCCTCTCCAAGCTAGACGCGCCTGACAGGGAGGCGGATGCGGAGATTGATCGTGCGCTTGGTCTGCATGTTGATGTAGGCGAATTTTCCGGGCCGTGGACAAGATACCCGGAGCCTGATCATTACAGACAAACTACCCCCTACACCGCCTCTATGGACGCCGTTATTGCGTTGGCGGCAAGAGAGTTACCTAGGCACCGGTGGTCGGCTGGCTTTAGCAGGCACGTTCCGCACAACGCCCAAATATGGGTGCCGTCTGGAAGCGGATACTACGAAGGCGAAAGCGACGCTAATAGGGCCATCGCCCTACTGATCGCCCTCTTGCGCGCAAAGGAGGCCAGCAAGCCATGAACCTTGAACGCATCAACAAAGCCACAGAATGCATTGAGCGCAATGAAAAGGCTCTTAAATGGCTTCGGAATAACCATGAAAGGCTTGTTAGCTCGGGCCTATTCACCGTTACCGTGTCCATTAAATCGTCGTTTTCTCACACTGGCACAGGGGTGAATGAAGCTCTGGCGACAATCGCTGCCTTTGCGAAGCACAACATCGAGAAAAGCATTGAAGACAGTATCGCCAATTGCATCAACACAATCGCAATCGAACGCGATGCTATTCTGCGGGAGGTTTCCAACCATGCCGAGTAAGGAACTCATTAACGAAGTCAGCTATCGAATGGCTATTGCCGACGCTTATGGCGAAAGTCCGATACCTGACCCGTCGCGTTTTCGGCGGCATGCAGAAGCCGCCATATCCACTATCCGCGCCGCTCTGCTGGAGGATCGTTACCTCCACGAAATCATAGAGAGCTATTTCAACATGCCGCACGGCAGAGGATACGGCAAAGATCGACTTTCCGTGTTCCTTGCCGCCTCCGCACTTGGGGAGCAGAGCGAATGAACAGAGAAGAGTTCTGCCAGAAAATGGTTATCGCCTTGGCTGCACGGAATATGCCGTTCGATTATGACACAGCGGTTTGTCAGGCGATAAACGCGTTTAACATGATAAAACGCGACGTCCTCCAAAACAGCGCCGAGTTTACGACTGCCGGTCGCCAAGCCCTGAAAGGCGGTGACGACCATGGCTAAGTTGACATGGGGAGATATTCTCGTTGCAAGCTTTTCAGCATGTCTTGCATGCGGGCCTGACGAGCGTGTCGACAAAAGAACGCTATCTGCCGACCTCGAAAAAATACTTCAGGTTTCAGGCCGAGCGCGTGAAGACCGCGCCGCACTGCGGGAAAGGGAGTGAGGATGACACGTTCCTTTACGTTAGCTGAGTACGAGGCCTGCGTGAAAAACACAGCGACCCTAGTCGTAAAGTTCGGTGAAGCGGCGATTCCTTTACTGGAACGCGCAGAAGCTGAACTTGCCTCCGCACAGAACCGAGGTAACGCTTTAAGCCGAGCGCAGGCTATCCTCCGCGCAGCCTAATCGGCCCATTTGAACTTTATTTTATTCAGGAATGCCCTTCGCCGCTTCATTTCAGAGCCATCGCCATAAGTGGGCCGTCCGAATTCATGCCCCATCAGGTCGGCCTGCATTCGATCTGATGCCTTCGCGTTTTCAATTCGGTCCTGGAAACTGTGGCGGAGTGAATAAACGGTGTGCCTACCGGTTGGGCATAAATCCTTTGAGCGCAGGTACTTATTGATTGCAGCCGATGCAGAATCTGCATTGTCTGCATACCTTGGAAAACCATCTGACGCTTGCTTCATTGCCCACAGCGCCACGCCAACCAACGGAATGCGGCGGACCGAATAATCGGTTTTCTGCCGCCGATCCGTGCGCTCAGCCACTTCGACGTGCGGCACCTCATCGTCCAGCTTGATGTCGATTGGGCGGAGGTTACACACCTCCCCTAGCCTCATTCCAGTCTCGATCATTGTGTAAACGATCATTCGGGCCTCGTGGTTCATGCCATCGAGCACACCGTCTTTCAGTATCTCGTCTTGTATCCATTTTGCTGAGAATGGATATCGCCTTTCCAGCTTTGTGGCGTTCGTTTCTTTTATTCGAATTCCGTCCCACGGATCACGAAAACTCGTGTGAAGGGCGCTATCAATCACGCCCAACATACCCTTGAGGTCGCTAAAGCTTCGATTTGCGCTGTATGCCTTCAGCCCTTCGTCGCTGATTTTATCCGTCCACCATTGTCGAAAGCGCAGCGCATCAGCCCGGCTGATGTCCTTCAGATGCAGATCGTTCAAAAGATCGCTGAGATAGGTAATGGCACGCTCGCGTGAAACCTTATGCTTTTCGAACTGCTTGGGCGACATACCCATGAAGCCAGCCTGATTGAACTGCTCATACATTTTCCAAATGTCAGAAATGCGCGGGTTCGGAGAATCCACCAGGCCAACAATTGCCTTCGCAGCAGCAGGCTGGGTATCTGACAGTTCAGCGGCTTGTTTGGATCGAACATACAGATCCTCGAAGTTCCCTGCTGCAATCTCAACAACCGGACGATATGCGAACCCGAGCGATTGAGCGGTGCGTATCGCTGCCTCGTATCGCTCCCACTCTGGTTTATTGTCGTTGCCTGAAGCCATGGCCGACCAAAGGCGCTCGGTCGCATCGTGCACGCCTTGAGCTTTCTCAAGTGCCTCTTTGTGGTTCTTCGTTTTAAGGCTAACCTTTATGAAGGTACGCTTATCATGTTGCGCCACCTCCACCGGCACGCGACGGTAATAGCGATATATACCGCTCGGCTGACGCTGCACGTATTTTGTAATATCGACAGACAATCGCAA